GTTCAAACCTTAAAAATACAGGCTTAAATGCTGAAACGTATTTGGGTTACTTTGGCGATAAAGTCTATGGCAAAATTGAAAATAGTTATGCACATCTTATTATGGATTATTGTGGTGAATTGCATACAATAAGCAAAGAAGTTGAATATGCTATTACCAATGATTTGGTTGTGGTTGGTGGTTGTATGTGTGTTACGTTTGCCAAACCAATGAGAGGCACAACGCCACAGGCTGAAAAATTAAAAGGGCTTGCGGCTATCAATAATGCAGATGACAGATGTATGTCAGACAGGGCTATTGAGGCTTATTTTAACAAGGTTACAGGTTGGAACTACGAAGTGGTTGAATTCTTTTACTACCAAGATACGTATCCGATGACTTTGGTAATTATCAAAAGAATAAAATAAAGTTGCAAATAAATTTGGAAGTGTGAAAACTTATTCTTATCTTTGTATTATAATCAAACAATAAAACAATGGTAAAGACAAGAGAACAAATGATTGAACTATTAGAGGTGAAATACCCTAAAATGTTCTTACGCACAACTGAAGAATTCGGTGGTTGGAAGGGTGGAATTTGGTCAAGTGGTGAAGATAGATTACCAGCCAAAGATGGCTACCCATTATTCAACCACTATGGTGAAGGCAAACGTTACGAGTTGGGAGTGCATACTGAAATCTACAACTTTTTAGAGAAGCATGGTTGGTTTGCTGAATGGCATGATTGCGGAACAATAATGTTTTGGATAATCTAAAAAAACTTTAAAAAAGATTTGGAATTGTGAAAACAATTCCTTATCTTTGTCTTAACAAAATCAAAAACAATGAAAGTAAAAGTAAGCATGATTATTCTAAGCCACTTGTCAGATATACAAGAAGATTTGACAGCCCCACAGACAAACACACGTATCAACTTTGTCAAGTACTTGGTACTGAATTACAAAGATACCAACACCGAAGTTGACCCATATGTCGTTTATAAAGAATTTATAGCCAAACATTCAAGTTTGGTAAACGCTTGATGATTGATGAAGCAATTGGGGCCTATTGGCTCCTTTGCTTTTTGGTGTTAGGTTAAAGTAGGGGCATAGTGGAGTATACCTCCCGATTCATCATCGTCTCGTTCATCAATTGAACAATACAAAGATAGAAAAAAGAATTGACATTTCCAAACTTTTATACAAAAATATTTTTTAAAAATAATCAAAAATAAATTTGGTAGTGTCAAATTAATTCCTTATCTTTGTATTCTAATCAAATAAAATAATTATGTTAGCATTACTATTAAGTGTTTTTAGCAAAAAAGAAATTACTTGTGAAACCAATCCTCGTTGCAACTTTAGAGTTGTTTATCCATTTGAGGGGTATGAAAACTTATCTTTGGGTGAACGTTTTGATGTGATAGGACAAGGTATGATAGAAAACAAAGTCATTATGAAAAAATAATTGCAAAAAGATTTGGAAAGTAGAAATACTTTCCTTACCTTTGTATTCTAATCAAATCAAATAACAATGGCTAACCAACATAAACTAGCACAAAGACAAATCAGTACCAATGGACACACAATAAGTGTAGGTTTAACAGGTAATATAGGTTATGTGAGTATAACTGATAATAACCTTTATCCCGATAGTGATAGTCGTACTGAAAGACGTGATTTAGGGTTTAGTTCAATGATGATACCACTAATGACGAGAGAACAGCTAAAAGATTTAAAGACAGCTATTGATGAAGTTTTAAAAAATTCTAAATAAAAATTTGGAAATACCAAATCTTTTCCTTATCTTTGTATTCTAATCAAATAATAAAAATATGCAAATCATTATCAACAATCAAAAGTTTCCTTACGATATGGGTTGTCGTTTGTTGAAGTTGAAACACAAAGATTGCCCAATGGCTGAACTTGAAGATATTTGGAACGATATTGTTCCTTTGACATTCAAAGATATTGCCAAACTACCTAATTTGGAACAACGTAGAGTAGGTGTATTATGCTTGGGGTTGGAACGACTTGCAAGTGAAGTTCAACCAAAATTATTGAGCAAAAAAACACTAAAAAAATCTACTAATTGGGTAGATGAAAACGGAAAACTTGTTACAACAAAATTCAATGATACCTATGAACTTTACGAGGTAAGTGGTGAGTATTTTAACGAGGGGTTGCAAGGTTGGAATAAAATGGAAAATGCTTACTTTGTGAAACTGAAAGATACATCAACTGATAGAAACTATTTTATTTGGGTTGAGCCACAAAGTGTTTATAATACCAATAATGAAAATCGTTGGGAGTATGATATTAAAAAAATCAATGCTATCCAATGTATTGCTTGGACTATCCAAACCAACGTACCACAAGGTAGCATTGAAAAGATTATCCGACAAGGTGATTGCGTATTAATCAAACCCAATGGCAAATACAAACCTTTGGATAGTGCAAGACACTTGACTGAAAAAGAATATAAGGAACTTTTGGTTGCTGAAAGTTGATTGATTGATAAAAGGGTGGAAATTTATTTTCCACCTTTTTTCATAAAAAATTTGGATTTTTCAAATAAATTGCTTATCTTTGTATCATAATTAAAAAATCATATCAAATGAAACGTAACGTAAAAAAACAAACACTATTGAAAGGTGAGGGTGCAAACCAACATACCTTGTATGGCGAATTTGCCATTGAAAAAGAAACTACCGACTTTGCTGACCTTGTTGTAAAAAAGGATAGCTTATTGAAACACGAAATGCCCAATGGTTCTTGGAGTAACGAACATCAAACCCTTGCAGTTGAAAAGGGTAATTGGGTAATGGGTAAACAAGTTGAGTACAATCCATTTGACCAAAAAATTAGTCAAATTTGGGACTAAAAAAATGAAAAAAGATTTGGAAAAGTGAAAACTTTTCCTTATCTTTGTATCATAATCAAATCAATCAATTATGGCAAATCCAATGATACATTCAAAATCCAGCGTTAAGCGTTGGGGTGGAAAAGTAGAAGATTATTTAGCTATCCACGAACTTATTGATAGTCCAAAAGCTACAATGAACAACAATTCAGCAAGGTTATTAACACATAATACTTGGTTTGCATACACTATCATTCCAAAGATTTTTGGGTATAATATAATCAATTCCGATGGCAGAAGTGTTGATAGTGTTGATATTGCTATGCTACATATAGCAGAAGATTTTAGAATGAAATTTGTACCAACACCACAAGATTATTTGAAGCACGTTGTAGTTCAACCCTGGTTTAACAATGCAGTAAAAAACATTGACAATCCCGAAGCAGAACAAACTGCAAAAGAATTTTTAGAAAAAATTAGCCAATAATTTGGTAATCTCAATTTAATTACTTATCTTTGTATCATAATCAAAAATCATAAACAAATGGCAGAAAATATTATCAAAATTTGGAAAGAAAAAAACATTGACCACGTTAATTTTAATTTTAGTTGTGGTGGTGATAGTATGAATGACACAAGTATTGAAATCTTTGACAAAGAGGGTGAGTTGGTACAAGATAGTGAACTTGAAACATACTTTGATGACAAAACCTACAACAACGTAGAGTTTTATGTAAATTCTGACGGACATTATCAAGGTGAGTTTGGAGTGGTAACTATTGAGTTTGATGAAGATGAAAACGATTTTACCTACTCAAAATCTTCATCAAGTGAATGGAGTGAAAGTTCAGTAAACGAAGCTGAAATTGAACTTACTGATGAAGAAGCTAAATTTGTGGCTGACTATGTACTGAATATCAATGGTGGTGAAGATGATATACAAACCAATTACAAAAAGGACTTTATCCTTACCAACGAGCAAGAAGAAACTTTGAAAGGGTTGGAAGAAAAAATATCCGAATTTGCCCAAGATTATACACCGAATGATGTTAAGGGTGAAATAAATGAGTGGCATACCTATACTACAAATGAAGAGGGTGAAGAGTTGAAACTTGTAGATAACGTACTTACGTTAAGTATAACCAAGAGTTTTGATGTTATCAAAGAAGATTAAAAATAAACGAAAAAAGATTTGGAAAAGTGAAAACTTTTCCTTATCTTTGTATTATTAATCAAAACAATCAACCATGGCAAAAATTAGTAAAAAGTATCTAGAATTAGAACCTAATCCAAGAGCAACACATTTAAAAGTTGAAGTATATTATGACAAAGGTGGTGCAAATTATTTTACAGGTGGCGTTGAATCTAGAGGTATCAAATTATCTGTGTCGCCAGTTAGTAGAACAGAAAATTCTGAAAGTTATGCAGCTTTTAGTGGCTTTAAAAAGCATTTAAAAGATATGGCAAGGTTCAGTCAAAAGGCTTGTGATAACTTTGTAGTAGATGCAAACGAAGAAAAAACTTTAATTGATGCAGTCCTAATACAAAACGGAATTAAAATAAAATAAATTTGAAAAAAGATTTGGAAAGTAGAAATACTTTCCTTATCTTTGTATTCTAATCAAATAATAAAAACGATGAAAGTAATATCAGAAGTTATTTTAATGTGTTGTATTGCATTGACATTAGTAAGTCTTATAGTTTACAATGTGATTGTGCATGGTATTCACAACTTTTAGATTGATTGAAAAAAAGTGGCATTATTATTTGGTAATGTCATTTTTTTTTCTTATCTTTGTACCATAATCAAATCAAACAATCATGAAAAAAGTAACAATACAACAATGGGCAAATATTTTGAAGGTATTAGCAATCTTAGGTACTATTGCAATCATTTATTCAGTAACATTTTAATCTAATCAATCATGACAAAAGAGCAACAATTAGAACATCGTTTAGCCATGGTAGCTGACGATTTAAAAGTAATCAGAAAATTCATCGCACAACGAGGTTTAACCGAGGCATTCCAAATGCGTTCATCAACATCAGATGAAGCCTTTACGAACCTTAACAACATCGAAATAGCCTGTGATTTAACAAGCAATGAATCTTTGACTTGGGGTTTTTATAACTATGAAGAAGTGAATGAAATCATCAAGAAACTGAAAGCTATTGATATTGATGGAGAGAGAATGCAGTATATCCTTGAAAAGGTTGGTATGAGTGACCAAATGCACCGCCAACTTATAATGACAAAAACAATTGCAGATACTGAACTTTTATTAGAAGAAAAATCAAGTATGTTTGACAAAAAATAATTGAAAAAAGATTTGGAATTGTGAAAACTTTTCCTTATCTTTGTATTCTAATCAAATCAAATATCATGACAACAGTAGGAAAACTAATCGAATTACTAAGTGCTTACCCTAAAGATATGGTAATCACAAACGAACAAAATCAGCCATTTATCCACATGGTTAATGGAAGTGAAGAAAGTGTAATTTTATCAACAACAAAACCCATTGGATATTGTAATCGTAGTGGTGAATATGTTTACCCATCAGTTGTTGAGGGCTATTCAGCTTATAGCCCCGAATTAGATGAAGACCTTTACGATATAGAGTGGACACCATTAGAAAAATAATTGAAAAAAGATTTGGAAAAGTCATTTATTTTCCTTATCTTTGTATCATAATCAAATCAAATAACATTATGCAATTTATTAGCAAAGTAGCCGCAGTTGAGCTTATCAACCAATCCAAAGGTAAAATCTTCACCGCTGAATTCAGAAAGAAAGACAACACCACACGAGTAATGAATTGCCGTTTGGGTGTAACCAAAGGTGTAACAGGTAGTGGTATGGCTTACAATCCAAGTCTTAAGGGGTTAAAGCCAGTGTATGATATGCAAGTCAAAGAATGGCGAATGATTAACCTTGACACTATTACAAGGCTAACAATCAAAGGTGAAAATTATCTTGTACACTAAAAAATAATTGAAAAAAGATTTGGAAAAGTGAAAACTTTTCCTTATCTTTGTATTCTAATCAAAACAAACAACTATGTTCAAATCAACATTAAGAAAAGGCTTTCAAATTACTTTTGAAAACGGGTGGACAATATCTGTACAATGGGGTTATGGAAACTATTGTGATAATAGAAGTATATCACAAGACGGATGGAACAACACAAAGGACTTGGAGAGTAAAACGGCAGAAATTGCCATGTGGGATAAAGACGATAAATGGTTTGACTTTGGTACTGATGAAGTTAAAGGCTATTGTTCGGCAAATGAAGTGGCAGAGTGGATTGACAAGTGTAGCAAATTTTAACAAAAAAGATTTGGAAAAGTGAAAACTTTTCCTTATCTTTGTATTCTAATCAAAAACAAAAGATATGAGCAATATTAGATTTATTACAGTAACCAACAATTACAACCAAATGATTGGAACCAAAATGGTTTTAAGTGTCAATGGTATTCAAGGTATGTATCCACATGAAGATGGTATAGGTAGCACATTAAAGCACGATTCACATAACAATGGTGGTTATAAGGTTGTTGAATCAGTTGAAGAAATTTTGAAACTTATTGAGCAATCAAGAGCAATTTAAAAAAGTTGAAAAAATATTTGGAAATGTGAAAACTTTTCCTTATCTTTGTATTCTAATCAATTAAATAAATTATGGAAAAATTTGAAATTGTATCGGGAACACTTGTTTGTTCCGACCCTTGCTACTCAATTCCGACTTGGTGTCAAGGTATCGTAGAAAACGTAAAGAAAGGCACTTGGGTTGCTGACGTTGAAGAAGATGAATCTTGGGGTCGTAGAATAGCTGAATTACGTATTAACCACGTAAATCATTTTCTATCGGGTAAGTTTGAAGAAATGCCTTTTAGTGCTGGGGTTGATAGTGGGCAATTTGGCTTCTTTGACAAAGAGTTTTATCGTAATGATGAGAAAGCAAAAGAGTTAAAAAAACACAATTTTGGTGATGATTACGATACGGAAGAAGGTGATGAGTGGTATCGTGCTTGTGCTGATATTACCTTGGCTGATGAACAATGGGGTGTATTACCTAATGGTGTTGTATCTTCATCGGGTTTTGGAGATGGCTCTTATCGGGTATTTGGGCAAAAAGATAGCAATGGTGAGTATGTGGCATTCCAAGTAGTTTTTATCGAAGCAGAAGAAGATGAAGATGAAGATGAATGGGGTGAAGATGAATAAAAATTAATTACAAAAATATTTGGAAATGTGAAAACTTTTCCTTATCTTTGTATCATATTAATCAACAATCAAAATAAATAAAATTATGTTAGAAACAGCAACACTTACACCACAAGAAAGAAAAGAAAATTTTATCCAAAGCCTTCAAGAAAGAATAGAAGGTTGGTTATCGGGAGATGCTCTAACCACCACATTTACAACTTCATCGTGTGCACCGTCTTATGGTTGGAGCGTTGAGGAGTATATGTATATGCCGATTGTGGCTGACCGATTGAGAAAGAAAGGATACTCAGTATCGTCTTCGGTAAATTGGGGTGTTACCGATTGGGTAATCGCAGTATAAAAATAATGATTGATTAAGATTGGAGGGATGAAAATTCCTCCTTTTTTATTTGGTAGTGTCAATATAATTCCTTATCTTTGTATTATAATCAAAACAATAAAACAATGAGAGTACTAATCGTAACCAAAGAAACCTTTACAAAAATGTTATCCGACCTTATTGCATCAGGTGTAACCTTTGATGCTATCGAAGAAGATGCAAATATCGTTATAACATTTACTGGAGGTTATTAAAAAACTTTACAAAAGATTTGGAATTGTGAAAATAATTCCTTATCTTTGTATCATAATCAAAACAAATATCATATGCCAACCTATTCAGTAGAAACAAGAAACCACTTTAATGATGGGGATTATATTGAAGAATCTTATGACTTCGATACCAAAGATGAGGTAATAGACTTCCTTAAAAATGAAATGGGTGAAGATGAAACCCTACATAGTGTATTAGAATATGCTGATGGGCAAACTTCCAACCCCAAGGACATCACAAGAAATTTTAGAAAATAAATACAAAAAGATTTGGATAATTCAAATTAATTGCTTATCTTTGTATCATAATCAAATCAATCAAAACAATGAATACATTAATCAACATCTTTATCAATGGCACTTGGGATACTGCACACGAAGATAAAACCGATAAGTCACCAGTAAGAATATTTGACAAGGGAACTCACATTCAAATCTTGGCTGACCAATATGACCAATATATTGATGACCTTGAAGAAAAAGGTTATGATTGTTATTTGTGTCTTGAAATGTATGCACACCCACAATGGAATGGTGAAATAATTTACATGAAAGATTTGGATAAAACACCAAAAAAAGTTTTTGAAGAACTGACAAGCCTTTATGATGTTGCTGATGATTTAGAGGATAATGGGCAAGATGAAGATGCAATCAAAATGAGAACCAAACTAAATTCTATTAGCAATTTTTTTGTGAAAAAGTTTGAAAAAGATTTGGAAAATTAAAATTAATTGCTTATCTTTGTATCCTAATCAAATCAATAAAGTTATGTCAAAAGTACAAAAATTTAGAATATTATCTCCCGATGGCTTTGATATCCGAATGGACAAAGCAAACTATACCGAAAAGCAAGTCCCAAAAGAACTTGAGGACTTTGCCAAAAGATATGAAAGACAAGGGTATTATTCCTCCAATCGTGGAAGAATACCTTTAGAAGATATTGCTGACTATTGTTCAGTAGTGCCTTGTTGATTGATTGATTAAAATTGGAGGATGAAAATTCCTCCTTTTTTATTTGGTAGTGTCAAAACTTATTCTTATCTTTGTATCCTAATCAATTAAACATTATAGTTATGAAAAAAGAAACCCTAGAACGATTATTAAACAATGCTTGTGAATTGCTTATTATTTTTGAAGATAGCAATTCTGCTACACAAGAAGATAAAGATAAGATAGACGCTATCTTTAATGAGATAAAATACGCTGATAGTATTGACGATGAAATTAGAATGAGTGCTGATGATGAGGTGCAAGACTTTGATACCTTTGGGGAGCATAAAATTTAATTAAAAAAAGATTTGGAGAATTGAAAAATTCTCCTTATCTTTGTATTCTAATAAATTAAAATACTATGTTAGAAAAATCAATCAAAGAATTAGCAAAGCAACTTATCGAAATCAAGTACCTAGTCAAAGTACAAAGCATTGATATGGAAGATGGTTCGGGACGTTGCTTCAACGTTGTTCACAAAGATGGAACAAAAAAGTTTTATAGATTGTAAAAATAATTGTAAAAAGATTTGGAGAATTGAAAAATTCTCCTTATCTTTGTATCCTAATCAAATAACATTATGCAAAACATATCCAAAGAAGATTACGTTATCTTTAATAAAACAACAAAAAAAAGTATTGATTCCTATGATATAGTGTATCATTACACGAGCATTGTAGAACTTATCAACAATGGTTTTAAGTTAAAACCTAATGAAGAAATCGTGTGTGTTGCTGAGTTATCTATTGAGGAACAAATGAAACACTCGGAAGCCATAGAAAATTGCAAATAAATTTGGATACCAACCTATTCGAGCAAGAACTTGAAAAGGAGTATGCTAAAGGATAACCCCTATATACACAATTGCGTACATAACCTATACCAAAAAAGGCTAGATTAACTCTAGCCTTTTTTGTGTCAAGGACAGGATTCGAACCTGTACATTTAGAGCAACGCCCTTTGTGTTTACCGTTTCACCACCTTGACAATACAAAGATACAAAAAATAAATGGGGAAACCAAATGTTTCCCCAAGTTTTTTAATTATAATCCATGATGTCAAAGCTGTGTGTATCTTGGTAAACACGTTCGATTTTAATACTATAGATTTTAATACATCTATTGTATTCTTCTTCTGATTTGCAAGGGAAGTCACAAGTGTTTAAATTGCCTGTTTTAACCACCATGCGAACCATGTCATAGCTTTCAATAAAGCCTTTGGATTCTGCTTGGAATAATTCTGCGTCTGTTTTGAATGTGAAGTTGTACATATTGATTGATTTTATAAAGCAAAGATAAGAATAATAAATGACACTACCAAATTTATTTTAAAAAAGTTTTGTTTAGGATAAAAACCAGGTTGGAGTATACTTGAGGGTCGTTATGACCGCTATGTTATTTGAACATTACAAAGATAAGAATAAAAAATGAGACCACCAAATTTATTTTCAATTATTTTTAAAAAATATTTTTATCAAAATATTTGGAATTGTCGATTTTTATTCTCATCTTTGTATTATTAATCAATCATTAAAACAAATAAATTATGACACAATTTGAACAAGCCCAAGAACAAGTTCGTGAGGGCAAACTACAAACACCTTCAGTAAGCAATGGTGGTAAACAAATTGATTACTTTGGTTATCAGTTAGCCGTACATCGTTTTAACCTTAAAATTATGGCAAGTGGTATGACTTGTAGAGGGGTTAAATTTAGCGATATCAAACGCTATTATGGTTTGAAAGGTCGTTCTGCTTCTGACTGCCTACCACAATTTGAAAAGATTTTAGCTGACTATAAAGCCGAGTTGGACAAGCCAAGTATCGAAGAAATATTAAGTTAAAAATAAATGAAAAAAGATTTGGAATTGTGAAAACAATTCCTTATCTTTGTCTTGTTATCAAATGATAACGGGACGTTGTTGAAACGGGAGGTATACTCCGACCAGGCCTATAAACCATGCATGTTTTTTTTTAAAATAAATTTGGATAATTCAAATTAATTGTTTATCTTTGTTTTATTAATCAATCAAAATAATTCAATATGTCACACGTTATTTCTTCTTCTGCACTTTATGAGGTAATCAATCGTAAAGCTAATAACAATGGTTCTGATTTTACTATCAAGTCGATTAAGACTGGCAAGGACTATACCTATAAGATATCTCGTAGCGAGTACAATGGTGTTTGGTATACACACGTTAAGGTTGAGGTTGAATATCAAAATTTTGTTCGTTTAGGTACATATTTTAATGGCTGTATTCGACACAAGGGTAATGTAGTTGATTCACCTTCTGCTATGGCTATTGCTTATGTTTTGGGCAAAGCTGAAACCAAAAATTTTGGTCTTTTGGATAGCTTGGTTGAAGTTATGCATACAGGCAATTGTTTGGTATGTGGTAAAACACTCACAGATGCCAAATCTATTGAGTTTGGACTCGGACCAATATGTAGAGGTGGTTATTAAATTAAACACGTTAAAATACCCTTAAAAATAAGGGTATTTATTCTAAAAAAAATATGGGGTAGGTTGGAGTATACCTCCCGACTCTTACAAGCCGTCACGTTCATCAACTGAACAATACAAAGATAAGAATAAAAAATGACACTACCAAATTTATTTTGGATTATTTTTAAAAAATATTTTTTAAAATAAATTTGGATAATTAAATAAAATTGCTTATCTTTGTTTTATTAATCAATCAAAAAAAATACAATGAGAACAATTACAAAAAAAGCAGTAGTAAAATTTTTAAACGCTGAACCCTTTAATAGTGGTAATACAAGTGTTAAAATATTTCCCAATGTTAGTGTTTTGGTGCTATTTGGCAACGAAATAGCATACAAGTATAACAACCCCGAAAAAACCTTAGCTATCACAACTTGTGGGTATAAAACCAACACAACAAAAGAACGCTTAAACGCTTTGCCTAATGTACATATACAAGTTAAAAAAGGTGTTTGGTATCTTAATAGCTTAGAATGGGACGGCAAACTTACTGACGAATTTTTAATAAATGATTAAAAATAAATGAAAAAAGATTTGGAATTGTGAAAACTTTTCCTTATCTTTGTCTTATTAATCAATCAAAAATCAATACAATCATGGCAAAAGCAATCAACTTTGAAAACATTACACTACGTTCTGAAATATCTTCTCGTGGTGGTGGTGTAGAAATTAGCTTGGACACACTAGGCTTTAAAAATGAAAAAATGTCTGCATACCAAAACTACTTGGGTGGTGGACTATTAGGTAGGGTACAAGCCAACAACACAATACAAGCCTATAATAAGCCTTGTACCGATAAGCAAAAAGCTAAATTGGACAACATAGCCGAACAACTAAAAAAATACTTCCACAGCCTTACAAACCCCGATACTGAATGGGAGGGACAAACATACGAAAAAAATCAAAATATGCCTACAAGTGCATACTAAAAAATGTTGATAACTTTATAAAAAAAGGCTTGGATAATTCAAGCCTTTTTTTTATCTTTGTCTTATCAAAACAACAAGACAATGAAAGCTTTTACTATCAAAATTAGCAAAGAACAAATTATCAAAATGAATAAAGCCTCTAATAGACAAGCTTCTATTGACGCTAAAATTCCTAACTTCAGTCACAAGGTACACAAAACAAAAAAAGACTACAACAGACAAACCTCAAAAAAAGTTATGTTTGATTAAAATAAATTTGGAAAGTTCAATTTTTATTCTTATCTTTGTATCATTAATCAATCAAAAATCAATCAAAATGAAAGAACTTATCATTCTCAAAGTAATCCTTTTAGCAATAACTATTTTATGCGTATTCATTTTTATTTAAAAATAAATTTGGAAAATTCAATTTTTATTCTTATCTTTGTATCATTAATCAATCAAAAATCAATCAAAATGAAAGCAATCTTCTCAACACTAAACCAAGCTCGTAAAGAAATTCCTTCAGAATTTTATGGTGGTATCGTTTTTTTAACAACCTTATCAATGTTATTCTATATCTCAATGTGGTTATTCAACTAAAAAATAATTAAAAAAAGATTTGGAAAAGTCAATTCTTTTCCTTATCTTTGTCTTATTAATCAATTAAAAATAAATAATTATGAAAAAGTACCTTGTAATCGTTATCTTATTAGTAGCCTTTGTATGCAATGCCAATGCACTTGATATCAATGGCAAACATCATCACAAAAAATGCAAAGGGTGGGGCAAAGCAATGATGAAACCAAAACATAATTGGAAAAACTACGTAAAACATCGTTAAAAATAAATGAAAAAAGATTTGGAAAAGTGAAAACTTTTCCTTATCTTTGTTTTATTAATAATTTAAAACATATACCAATGGAATTAATTAAAGAACAAATTGAAGCCTTGAAAGAAACTCATGAAAAAATAAGAAGTATTCTTATTGATTATGGTAGTGAAGAATTTGGGGATTGCATCATTGATGAAATTTGTGTTGCAGTAGGAATACCACCAACAAGTGTTTATTACGATGAAAAATAATCATAAAAAGATTTGGAAAAGTGAAAACTTTTCCTTATCTTTGTCTTGTTATCAATTGATAACGGGACGTTGTTGAAACGGGAGGTATACTCCGACCTACACTATATTCTAACTTATCAACAATCCATATGTGGATAATTTCAATTAAAAATAATTGCAGAAAAATTTGGATAATTCAAAAATTATACCTATATTTGTATCATCAATCAATCATTAAAAAACATAAAAATGAAAAACGTAACTGAAAAAGAACTTGCACAAATTTTGTTTGATGCAAAAATTACCAAAGGTATGCCTACATTTGCAAGTGTATTGCAACAAACACTACCTAAATGCCTTGTAAAAAGTCGTACCAATAACGATATCAAAAATCCTTATCAATCTATCTTAAAGCAATCAAGGGTATCTATTTTGCTTAATAGCGAATATGAGAAAGCAGTTACCAATCAATTAGCAAAAGAGGGCAAACAAGCTACTGACTACATCAAAGGCGAAAATACAATGCCTATTACCTTTGGCGAAAATAACCAATTTATAGGTATCTTTAATGGCGAATTTGTACTACAATACCGACCTAATGATAATGTATTCCCACAAACAAAATACTTTGCTGATGGTGTGGAAACTGATAAAAAAACACTTGTTGACTTTTTACCTACCGAAAACAAAGCTACCAATCAAGGTACTGAACGTGAAATACTTTGGAGAAAATTGTACCTTAAAAATGTACTTGAAATTGCTTTGTTAGGAGAAACTTACAAAGTTATAAGATACTAACACAAATTAAGTTACCCACACCTAAAAAATGTGGGTAACTTATTCCCTTTTTATATGGATATGTCAATATAAATGCTTATCTTTGTCCTATACCCCCCCCTATACCACCCCTCCCCCCGTTTTGGCTTGTTACCCCCCTTATATAGCCCCCCCGTGCTAGCCTTAAAAAGGGGGTATGATGATGTTCGTGAATTTTTTTTTGGAAAAATTTTAAGGTTAAAAATAGGGTTTATGTTATATCTTATATAATTCTAATATTTTTTTAGCAAAACAAATTAATTGTTCTTTAGTTGCTGAGCTTTTCATTTTATTAGCCAATAAAGAAATGATTTGTATATTATCTTTAGTATAACCAAGTTTAGGGTTAATTTTATCTATAGATGCTGAATCATCAAGTGCTATATTATTATCATACACTAAAGGAATATTTAATATTGGACAAATTTTAACTAATTTAATATCTTCACTAATCAAATTAAAAAAACAACCCATCTTTTTTGAGTTGCTACTAGCATTGGCACATATTTTACCTCTTGCGTTAGTTTTAGAAACACCACTTCTACATGTTTTCATTATATCAATTGTTTCACCATATTCGTCATATAAAGTAATTATTTCGTTAACACCAATAATTTTTAATTCTTTTAATTTATTTGGATAAAATAATAATAATTCATATATTTCTTTTTCATATGTAATTGGTACATTAAAAATAATTTCACAATCAATTTCATTTATTAACATTTTATTATCATATTGATTGATTATATCATTAATAACATTATCTGGATTAGCAAAATATCTTAAATATATTTCTTGACCTCTACGTTTTAATTTTTTTTTAAATTTATTTTCCATATTTAGTTTTTATATAAATATACTAATTAATATTAAAAAGTCAAGGTATATTGTTATAAAATTATATACCCCCCCGTACCCGTGCCATATGGGGCTATGATGCTATACGTGAAATTTTTTCTGGGAATTTTTTGACCCTTGTCAAGGGGTACCCCTATTTTAAAAAAATTTTTTTTCCAGAAATTTTCGACTTAAAAATTCAGCCACCCCTATTTTAAAAAAATTTTTTCCAGAAATTTTTCTGGGGATTTTTAGACCCTTATGGAATATTTATTGGTATGGGTCGATACAATTATACACGAGCATTGGACAAGTTGACACACTGGGGTCATAATGAGGGTTATGAGAAAATAATTTTTGACCACAATGATGTTTCGTATATTGATTGGAAGACAAAGACACTCAACACTCCATTGGAGATAAAGATACAAGGCAAGTATCCAATAGAAATCAAGGTTTACATATTATTGCATGAGTTGGGTCATCACATATTGAGGAAGGATTGGGATGAGTTTACAAGGGTATTGCCAATTTCCGCATATGCTGAGCATGTTCATTTTTTCAAGAATGATTCAAAATACAAGCGTAGGGTCAAGTATAATGTTTCGTGTATGGAGGAGGAGTTCAAGGCATGGGATGAGGGTTATAAATTGGCTTCTATATTGGATATAAGGATAGATGATAAGAAGTGGCAAGATTTTAAGTCCAAGTGTCTTATGAGTTATATGCGATATTATTCAACAAAAAAACCCTAAATATTTGGAAGTCTGAAATATTTTACATACCTTTGTATCAAAATAAATAATACTTATGAAATTATTAACTCAACCTAGAATTCCCAAGGATATTACACATCCAGTAAAGAAAGCCAAACGATTCAAGAAAAAGGCTATTGACCCCACTGAAGAGGTAAAGTATACTCTTATAAAAGAATCTGACAAAAAAGAGGTCAACGAGTTGTTTCGTATATATAAAGAGGACCCATTTAAGGCTAGGGTCAAATATCACAACAAGGGCAAGGGGTATTTTCATTTTACCAGATTGGTATTGTTTGAGTTTAACAACGATGAATTTGAGATATGTCAATTTAGTGTACAGTTTGGTATAAGCACTACTAATAGAATATATTCATCACAGAAGAAACTAGCCAGTATATCTTACAAGAAGGGCAAGTTTTGGTATATAAACAACCGTAACAAAAACAAGTCTATACGTCCATTGACCTATGGAGGCTTCATTTCTTTCATTCAAGAAAGCGAAAACCTTTATACTTGGAATAAAGAGGTTGGTAGTTTTACTGAAAAATCTGAAGTCTTCAAATATTTTCATAAGCATTTTCCTTGGGTGCTAATGTTATCTGAATCGGATATATCCCTAGGTGCCAATATGAATGTTATCAAAACGCAGAAATTATTTGGGATGAAGGATTTGAACCGACATGTTATGAAAGTTCCCAACAACATTGCCAAGATAGTTATGGAAAGCCAATCCTTTCAGACTCTTAAGAATCAAGGTGAACCCATCAAGCGATGGCATAGTATACTCAAGGTATTGGACAACCTTGAGAATGTAACTCCAGAGTTATTGAATGACCATCTTTTTTATGATACATGCAAGATGGCCAATACGCTAGGTAGAAAGATAAATTGTGCTTGGGGTGCCAAGAGATTAAGAGAGGAGCATGACAAGTGGTCGAAGGAGATTACACGTATAGTATTGGATTGTGAGATTGAATATGATTTGAATATCAGACCCATATACAAGGCATTTGCTGATTTTTCTGGGTATAGATTATTAAAAACCAACAAGGATATGTTGGGTGAGGGCATGTTGCAGCATCATTGTGTTGGTACGTATATTGACCAAGTGGACAAGGGACAAAGTGCCATTTTCCATGTCAAAGGCTATACGCTTCAAGTCAACGTATTATCTTTGAATTGGGATACGTATCAAAGCAGAACAGAAAAGGTTCATCCACATCATATATCAGAAACATACAACAACAAAGGACTTTATGAGAAGATAGACCCAAGTCATGACAAGGCTTTGGTAAATGCACAATTCAAAGGCAAATTCAATGAACAAGCACCTCAAGAATTGGTGGATGAGGTCAATAAAATGATGATTGATTTTGTCAATGCCAATGGGTTTGAGAATACGGCCAAGGGTGAAGAAACATATCATCAAAACTACACCAATATAGGGACAGTTAATGATATGTTAATGGCTTTTGATGTTAATATCTTGCCTTTTTAAAATTACATTTATTTATTCATTCTAGCTTTGGCTGCTGCTATTCTATCTTGAGCCATGGCTTGTCTTTTTTCTATTTCAGCTGCTTTTTCTGGGTCCATGGCAATTCCACTTTTGGTTTTGGGTGTTTCACCCGTAGACAAGAAGTTTTGCCATTCTGAGTCAGAAAGTCTTCTACCTATTTGGGTTTCGAGGTCTTTCTTTTGTTTATGAAGTTTCATTTTATCATTCATTGATTGGGCGGATATTTCAGCTGCTTTACCATCATCATAACTACCACTATCTAGGAAGTCTAGTATTTCACTTTTAAAGATGATTAGGGCTTTGTTAGCGGCATCATCTGCTGGACTTACACCCACAGCACCACCATTCTTTCCAGCCTTTACAAAGCAATATCTAGCGATATTTTGGAAGGACTTGCAAGTACCCACATCACTAGGTTGAAAAGCACCACCTTGTTGCATCATATCGGCACTGGCTCTAATGTGTTTGGTTTTGATTTGACCATCGTGACGAAATTCCACTTGATAGAATCCATCTCCATCGGTAGGTGACAAGAAGTAGTTATCTTCTGGGTTGGTAGCTTTATAAACAGATGCTAGGTTGGCTGCTTTGGCCATTCTAAATTTGATTTTATTAAGGTCTAGTTTAAAGGATGGGTTGCTAAGGCTAGGATAAGTACCAGCCGCTTTCATTTCTGGTTTAGGGTCATAAGGCAGTACCTTGTAACCTTTGTCTTCTAGAGCTTCGTATAGTTTTTGTTTTATAAAATTTTTCATATTAGCCGACCCATCTAATGTTTGGGATATTTTGTAGTTCTGAGCTCAAGCTATTGATGGCTTGAGGTACTTGTGTTATTTTAAGACTATCTTCGTGATTTGGTGTTTTGTTGTAATGAAGCCCAATGCTGGGTTTGGTGAGTCCCATTTTCTCCAACATGGATTGATTTGATTTCCACCCAACCTTTATATTTTTAAGTTTTCCATCTATCAGTCCCACTCTAAATACTTGATTGTTTCCAAATACAGCCATTTTAACTGGTTCACCAGATGTATCGTCTATTTTTTTTCTACCCAATACGATTACATTGTTTACGGTGGTTGCGTATAATCTATGTGTACCATCTTCCAGTGCTGGTCCTTTGATAAACAACGTACCAAATTTAGGGTATTCTATATCTTCATCCAGTGGTTCCATTTTCTCTGTAACTGACATAAGGTTATCGTAGGCCTTGGCTTTGAAGCTATCTAGGATATCGATGAAAGGGGTTCTACGTAGAACCTTGAACACAAGGTTTTCCAGAGAGAATTCACCACCGCTTTCTAGGCCAGCTTTTCTCATTTGTTTTATTTTAGCTTTTACCTTGGTTACCTTATCCACAACTGATTGATATTGTTTATCTTTGTAATCATCACGTATATCTTTGAGTTGGCTAATAAATGATTGGGCTTTGTCTTTGGTAGCGACTTTATCCAATTTGAATTCTTCACGTTTAGGTTTTTTAATCCATTGATTACGCAAGACAGAATATATGGCAGTTGCTACAAGTTTAGCGTTGGTATCTTGGACATAGAGTTCTACTGGATAATTGAATATTGTAATATCATGTTCTTGGTTCCAGAGAGTTTTTTGTGAGTTGAAATAGTTTTGAATTATTTCTGGGTCGGCATCAAATTCATTAAAGTCAAGTACAACGTGTAGGTCTATATCAGAGAATTTGGACCAATTATAATTGGCAAGGCTACCTGTAAAGATAATATCTTTGATTGTTATACCCTTGGGTAGGTTTATATCTTTGATAAAACCATTGGCTATTTTGATAAGGTTTTTTTGTACTTTTGGATTAAGATTACCTTCTAGCCAGATTTCTGGGTTAAGTGTATTTTTGATTTTGAAGCTATCTAGGACATCTTTTGGGATATGGACTTCTTTACCTAGGTTATCATCAAGGGTATTGGCCAATGCATCTATTTCGTCCAAATGTTGAATTGGGGCGATTGGGGCAAGGTTTTCCTTGATGAGTTTTGGGTTTATTCTTATAAATTTCATTGATGTGCTGGTATTTCCTTTATAAATATTTGGAAATATCAAATAGTTTTTGTACCTTTGTATAAAATGTAAATAAATGGCTACAATATTAGACAAAGACATAACACGTGAAACAACTATAAGATTTGATGAGCGTGAGATTCAGATTACCTTGACCGAACAGCAAACCATTTCCATGAAGCTAAAGGGAATGAAATCTGGAGCTGTAGAGATACCAATTTATGATTTGTATAAGCAATTGAAGGGTGATGTTGTGGAAGCACCCAAAGATAGTCAACCCATATCTGTTAAGCATGAAGAAGATGATGATAAACCCATTGCAAAGAATGATTTATCTTCATATAAGGGTGATTCTAGATTTTTGATTTCGATTCACGATATACGTCATGCCATGTTGGTAACATCTATTGATTATGAATCAAAGATAAAATTTGAATCTTTTTTTGTTGGCTTGATTAACGAAAGGAAGGAAAGGTTTAAGGTAAAGTAATTGCTTGGCGAACTTATCACCTAGATAGTTCTAGGGTTTCTTAGGTGGTCTTTTATTTACATTACGCTTGGCAACTGTCTTCTTGGCAGCTGTTTTTGTTTTGGTAGATTTGCGTTTACGTTTTTTCTTGTATTTTCTGACCTTGAATATCCTAGTTTTGAAATCCTTTAATTTGATGCCATAGGGTTCTTCTGTTAGTATGGATAGGTCCAAGCCCCACTCAAACTTAGAACGTTCTTTATGGAGCTCAAAAGAGGTCAATACGTGTTGTTCTACTTCTTGTTGTGTCCACTTGTTTACCTTTATGAGTTGGTCGTAAACAATTTTGTGTCGTTTCATTGCTATGGCTCTACCTATGTGTTTAACTTGGTGACAGATTGGACATAATGAAATTAGACCTATGAGTTTTTGAATTTTATTTTCATCATCGTATTCCCAGATTTCGTGACATTCAACATTGTGTTTATATCCTTGGTTTTTACCCACTTCACCACATATTTCACATTTATGACCAGCTGCTTCATAAGAAATAAAACGAATCTTATCCCATTCAGATGGTTTAACCGTTGTTCTCACGTTGCTATAGTGGCATGTAGTTGGGATGAGTTCCACTAATAATTTGGGTTTCTTTTTGGCCATGTTGTAATGTACTAAGTATTTTGTAAAAATAAACGATATTTATATAAAAAACATATGAAAATAAAAATCACTGAAGAACAGTACAAGAGAACAATGAATGCATTGATGGAAGCGAAGCCTACTGATGTAAAGATGGAGGAATTTGCCAATACTCGTTTGGGTGGTGCTGAGAAGATAGTTGACAATGCAGAAAAGAAAGGTGGGTTGGCGATGTTGACTTATCATCATTTCAAAGTAAAATTACCTTATTACGAGAAAGCCAAGAATGGCAAGTTAAAGATGGAAGATGCCAAAAAAGAATATCATAAGCTTTTAGATAAGTTTTATTCGGCTACCAAGGGTGATATGAATATCAATCAGATTGCGTTTCAAGAATTGCTAGGTAAATTAGAGGTATTGGGCGAGCTTATAATAAAACAAAAATAAACACTATGAAATTAAAAATTACCGAAGGTCAATTAGAAAGAATCAAATCTCAAATCACCGAACAAGGTGGGAACAGATACAACAGAGAGGTTAATGTAACTTTTAACCCTTATCGTGCCAACTATAAGGGTTATGAAATCAATGATGTTTTGCCTATCAAGGTTCGTTTATCTTATGATATTGAGCTTGAGGGTAGAAGCTGGGGTGTCAAAGGTATTTCATTATCTGGAATTATGGGTCCAACAGAACTAGAAGCTGAGGTTGAATACTTTATTGATAATGACAATACTGATACGGTGACACTTCCAATGAAATTAAATTGGGGAATGATAGTAACAGAAGAAGAGAAGGGTACGGGTGTTATTACGGTTGGTGATGATGTTGAAATTGAGCTGGTTAACGATTCTGATGGTAACCTTATGGTTAAAGAAATCAAAGTTATTGTTTATTCTTTATAATTTTTCAGTTTAAAATTTGGTATTTTAGATTTTTTTTCATACCTTTGTATAAAAAATGGTAGAAGTATTAAAACACCTATTAGGTTGTTGTGGTGAAAACCATCCAAATTTATTTTATTTATTTACAATTATACCTATTATTACTTTTGGTGTGTATATAAAAAAGGGTTTTGGTGTATTTATTTTATTGGTAGAAAACTATCTAAAACGACTCTACAAATAATGTCATCACAATCAAAAATTTGATGTAGAATGTCCAGCAACTGAAATTTAAGTTGAGCACATGAACCTTGTTCACTTAGGATAAATGTTTGACCGTTGTCTAACAGTATAGCTCTTCTAAAACGCATGTTATGTTTAACCCTAGTTACTGGATAATTACGTTCAAGGAATTTAAGCATAAGTCTTTTGTCTACTTCAGTATACATGTTAAAAACAACAATGGTCACCAAAATCATCCCATTCATCCCATTCATCGTGAGTTGATATGGGTTCAGGTATTACGATTGTTTGTTCAATAATTTCGTCTTCCATGATAATTAATTTATTATAAATACCTTGTTTTTAATTAAAAAATGACCAAATACGATAATTTTATTTATTTGACAATTTGTGAAATTACATTAAAACTTCATAAACAAACTGGTTTTAATTCTCATGTTAGTTATTGTAGATGGATGGGTGTTAGTTTGAGTGATGCTAGGGTTATAAATTTGGTTAAAAATCACACCTCAACCATATCAGACATGCTTAATAATATCTTTACCATGGATGCTGAAACATCTGGTATTTACATAGCCAACTATTTTATTTTAGAAAGGTATCTAATATTTGAGAATATAGTTAGAGCCACCAAGGAGTTTTACCCAAACACAGGGGATTTATATCAATAAATCGGTTTTATATTTATTTCAGCCCTTTGATATCGTTTTTTCTTAAAATTTAGGTAAGCAATTACCGTAGATTTTAAGAGACATTCTGGGATTACTGGGCAAAAAATTTGTTTGGTGAATTCAAAAACACGGTCAATGGCTGTTTGTGGACTTCTCACGTTGCCACAACAATATAAATATATGACAACATGGTCATCTTTGTATTCACGGATTAAAAATTTCCAAATTATTTCTGAGTCAGACATTGATTATTGTAGCGTTTTGATTATATTTATAACTATAACAAAAATTAAAAAACAAGTAAATGGCATTAGAAATAACAGACGCAGATATCGCTATAGCGTTGAGCGAAAAAGAATTAACAGTATTAGATTTTTGGGCACCTTGGTGTGCTCCGTGTAGGATGTTATCACCAATCATTGATGAATTATCAAAAGATAACGAAAACAATGAAAAAATTAACATTGCAAAAGTCAACGTTGATGAAAATAAAGCATCAGCTGTTAAATATGGTATCAGAGGTATCCCAACAGTTTTATTTATCAAAGGTGGTAATGTTGTTGATAGAGTAAGCGGTTTAAAAAGCAAAGCTGAATTACAAGAAAAAATAAACGCTTTGCTATCGTAATATACATATGTCTTTTTCTTTGGCAGCGATATTTATAGATATGAAAAAGAAACTAATCATAACAGAAGGTCAATTAGAGCGTTTAAAATCGAATCTCAAAGAAGGCACTATTCATTCTAACATTGTCAAACAAATGAAAGAAGATTTGGATATGAATTATGAATCGATTGAAAATTTTGTTCGTGAGGGTGGTGAATATTCTGAAAAACCGATGATTATGGTTAAAGCCGACCAAGAGGTTATCACACCTAAATCGTTATACGAATATTTAAAATACAAGTATAAAATGGGTGAAGAGTTTACCAAACAAGTAATCAGAGATTGGATGTATGACAAGATTACCGATGATTATCGCCTATCAAAGAACACACCCATGAATTAATGAGATGAACTTGAAAGCAAAAATAAGGTGTGCTCTTAACAAAGAATATGGTAATTTTGAAACCATATTAGAACACCAGTATGAACATAAACTTACTGAAAACCTTATTGAAGGACCCTCATCCAAAAGGGAAGAATGGGCAACGTATAACCAAGTTGTTTTAGAGTTAAAGCATAGTTTAAAAGACATGCTCAGAGTTAAAGAGTTACAGTATAAGTTAACTGATGATGGTAACCCAAATGAAATAATCATTGAGGCTATTGAGGAAGTTAAAACTTTTACCCCAGAGCTTGAGAGGTTATATTATAAGATTAAATCTTTTTAAATGAATAGTTTTAAGGTAAATTATGTTACCACATTGCCAAGAGAAGGCAATGCGCCTAGGGTAATAATTAGTGGTGATATACAGCATAAATATTTTGTTAAATTTTACGATAAGAATATAGGTTTGATTAGTTCTGGTTATTGTGAAACCAATCAAACCATAATTGCCAAGACAAAACAATGGTATACAGAATGGAGGGTTATTGTTGAGAACAGCGATGGAATAATCGTTTTTGTTGATGACTTCAACCCAAGTAAAAAAGTTGTGTTTATTAAAATGGACTCATATGCTTTGGGTGATACTATAGCGTGGATTCCTTATGTTGAAGAGTTTAGAAAAAAACATGATTGTACTGTAATCTGTTCAACCTTTAAAAACAATTTATTTGTTAATGCTTATCCAAATATTCTTTTTGTAAACCCCAATACAGTCATTGAAAATGTTTACACCCAATATTATATTGGTGCCTGTGAAGAAGAGAACCCATATTATACACCAGTAAAAGCTTTTGAGGTCCCATTGCAGATGGTAGCGTCCGCAACCCTTGGTTTACCTTGGCAAGAACTATGTCCAGATTTATCCATTGGTTATCAAAGCATTAAAACAAATATAACCAAAAAATATGTTACAATGGCTGAATTTGGTAGTTCTGATAACAAATCATGGAAAGTTGAAAACGGCTGGCAAGAGATTGTTGATTTTTTGGTTGGCAAGGGTTATGATGTTGTTGTGATATCAAAAGAACCAACTCAATTAAAAAATGTTATAGATATGACTGGTGATAGCAATTTAAGCAATAGAATTTTTGATATTTTGAACGCAGAATTTCACTTGGGTGTTAGTTCTGGGTTGAGTTGGCTGGCATGGTCGTTGGGTAAACATGTGGTGATGATAAGCGATATTAGCCCAAAATGGCATGAATTTCAAAACAATGTTACTAGGTTTTGCGCCAATGATTTAACCAGTGTAAATTATGATGCTGAGGGTCAAACAAAAGTAGAAGATGTCATCCTAAAACTAGACCTATTGGTAGTTTAAAGATATTTATAGTAAATAACATTTAACTTAAACTACAATGATGGGAACTAATATTTTTTTATTAAACCCTAGTCATAGTAAAAAATCTAGACTTGACGAGGCTTATAACAATCACTTATTTAACATTTTAAACACTATTGATGAAGAGGGAGAGACTAGATGGGAAACGTATAGTATAATAATAGAACAGTTGGTTAGACAGGGCAAAGGAAATTATTTAAAAGAGATAAAATATAGGTTATCAGATGGTGAAAATCCAAATGAAGTAATTTTAAATATTATTGAAAGAGAGTCAGAAAATGTTGATTGTTCGACTTGGTTTTTTAAAAGAAGAGTTGAGGAGTATTTAGAAGATGATTATTTTAGACGATTCTACTTATAATACTTGTCTTGTTCAAAATTTTTTAGTATATTTGCTAAATATAATATGAAAGAAATAAATATTACAGATAGATTATCATTCTTGGCTGAACAATTTGATGTTTTTGAGTGTGTTAGTGATAATTTAGATAGCGACCCTCTTGATACCAAACTAGGACAATTAAAAATTGATGGATATGAGAGCAAAAAGATTACAACCACCAATGGTAATTTAATTGGTATTCTTTCCATGAAAAACAATGACAAAAATCGTATATTAAAAAAAGTTAGTGTTTGTTCTCAAGTATTTTCAGAAATGATAGTAGCTGACCCAACTGAACATAAAATGTATTTACAATGGATGCTTAACGTGTTTACTAGACTATTAAAAAATGGTGGTGAAAACGACATTTTATCTGCTATACGATTTGTTAGTGAGGACTTGCCACAAGCCAATGTTTATCTTTTATTGTTTGAGGATAATAAAAGAAAGCGTAAATTTAAGGAATTGTGTCAAAACAGTTATAGTCTTAAACATGTGGAAGACCCTACCAATATCAACCAATACAAATCGTTATCACAATTATTTGATGCTGTTGACCCTTTTATTGAGAGGGAACCAAGTGCGGTTGAGAGGACAATGAATAAATTTATGGAATCTGGACAAGCTGAGATTCCAGTCAAGGATAGAAAGTTTACACTGTTTATTCCTAAAACAACCGCAGCGAATGTTGTGTTTGATAAGTTTGCTAACTGGTGTACAGCAAAAGATGGTAATGGGATGTTTAAAAACTATACTCAAAACCATAAAAAGCCAAATGGTAAAAACTCAAATATCTATATTATAATAAACAATAAATTTTTTAGTGGTGAATCTGAAGAGATGTATCAAATACACTTTGAAACCAACCAATTAAAAGATAGAAAAAACAGCCAAAACGTTAGTATTTTTGAGGATGTAATTGCTGAGAGTGAAGGGTTAAGCAATTACTTTTACGAGGAATTGATGGGAATGGCTAAAGAGTTTAAAAAAGGAATAGAAAACAACAAATATTTGGATTTTTTGATTCAATTTGGGTTTGCAGAGAGTTTATTCGAAATGTTTCCAGAAGACACACCAACAATAAGAATTATGAATAGAGACGTACCTAAATTACCAAGTTTAAGTCGATTTAAGAACATTGACCAGTTTATTATCACCAAGGCAAAATTGGTTGAGCTACATCCATCTATTGGTGATTTGAAGAATTTGGAGATGTTGGTCTTGACTGATAACCGTATCAAAACGTTACCTAAAGAAATAGGTGCGTTAAAAAACCTTGTGTTTTTGAATCTTACAGGTAACCCGATTAAAGATATTCCATTTGAAATTACCTATTTAGATAAAAGCAACGGTGGGTCACTACATAGATTGGGTATAAAAGAAGGTGATATAGGTGAAGAGAACTATCAAAAATTAAAACTTTTGTTACCAAAAACTGAAATAAATTAAGATAAAGGTTCCAATATATTTGGGGCCTTTTTTATTTATATCAAGTTTTAAAAAGCTTATGTGATATTAAACGTTATCAACTATAAGTGTTAATCTTTATTTGTTGCTGATGTTTTTGTATATTTATATAAAAGCATAAATATGGATAAATACGTATTAAAAAATAGAACTGGTGAGATAATTTATAGAATCAAAGCTGAAAGTCTTTTTGAGGCTAGAGATTTTTTCGCTAACATAAAAAAACTTGACGTTGAGTCATTATTAATGATATTTATTGTTGAAGAAGAATAACCAAATTATTTTTAGTTATTGTATTCTTTTTGGGAATACCAACATATTTATATGTAATAAATAAGATTTTATTAAAACCTTAAAGACATGTCAAATACAAAAAAAACAGTTAAAATTAAAGAAAACGACCTTGTGGACTTGATTGATAATATCGTAAATGAAGCAGTTGCAGTAAAAAAACAACAGTGGGTTAACGAACAAGCAAAAAAACAAACTAACAAAACAACTGTTTTGGAAGGTAAAATCGCTAAGTTAGAAGCTCAATACAAAGCTTTAACTGAAGGAAAAAGGAAGTAATTTTAACAAAAAATACAATGGCTAGGTTATCTTTTAGGGTAACCTAGCTATTTTATTTACTTTAAGGTTATTCCCCAGTATCTTTATCCAATGGACAATATAATCGAAAAATTAGTCAGAGAGTCAGAACCATTGATTTCAAGTGTTGTTAGAGATGAATTTATAACTGCTAGTGAAAAAGCATTTGATTGTACCTTTGATGGCACATCAAGATTCTACCCATGGAAGATGCCAACTAGTCTTCCAAACACGTTTAAAATAGGTGTAATAGTGGGTTCTAGTGGTTCTGGTAAATCAACCATACTTAAAAAATTTGGAAAAGAAGAATATCCTATTTGGGATACCAACAAATCAATCATTTCACATTTTGACACCCCAGACGAAGGAATCAATAGATTGGGTTCTGTTGGTTTTAACACAATACCTTCATGGTACAAACCTTACAATGTTTTATCCAACGGTGAAAAATTTAGAGCTGATTTAGCTAGAAAAATTAAGACAGGGACTGTTATTGACGAGTATACCAGTGTTGTTGATAGAACGGTGGCCAAAGCAGCCAGTGTATCTTTATCTAGGTATATCAAAAGCAATGATATACATAATGTTGTTATATCAACATGTCATCATGATATTGTAGAGTGGTTGGAACCAGATTGGGTTCTTAATACGGATACTGGTGAATTACTTCACGGTTTTTTTTTGTCCGACCAGAAATCACTATCAAAATATATCGGACAAACTATGATAGTTGGCGAATGTTTAAAGACCATCACTATTTAGATGGCAACATAAACAAAGCTTCCAGATGTTATATAGGTGTTTGGGGAGACCAAGTGGTTGCTTTTGGGGCCACACTAACCTTACCCAACGGTGCACTAAAAAAAGCATGGCGTGGTCATCGAACTTGTATTCTTCCAGATTATCAAGGTATGGGGATTGGTGTTAGATTTTCAGATGCAATAGGTCAGATACACATAGACCAAGGTCATAGATATTTTAGTCGTACTGCACATCCACGAATGGTTTGGTATCGAGAGAATTCTCCTTTGTGGAAACCTACAAGTAAGAATAAAAAACTTAGATTAGACATAACACATAATAATATATTCAAGGGTCATTACGCTGATAATAAAAGACTATGTGGTAGTCATGAGTATATTGGGGGGTAATTTTTAACAACCATAAGATATTTATATTAAAAAGATACTATGAGAAAATCAGATAAAAAATTAAACATAAGTAAAACCAATATTTTGGTTGAAAAAAGATACTTGAAAACTAAAATGATAATAAAAGAAAGTGTAGAATTAAAAAGAGGTGATGAAATTGTTTGGGTTGGTGAAGAAAAGCAAATTGGTGATAAAACGATTACCCCAAGTATGAAAGGTGAATACATTGGTAGGGAAACTAGTGGTGAATATGTTGTTGAATTTGGTTCGAAAAGATTTTACGCAAATGATTTTGAATTTAAATTGGCTTAAACACTTATAAAAATCATTTGAATATGTTTATACAATTGATTTAGCTTTTTAAAATAAATAAACACACACCAACAGAATCAACATTGTTTGGTAATAGACTAAACGCATTTTTAAATGATGTTCCAGTCGTTATAAAATCATCTAGAATACATATTGATTCATTATTTTTGATATCAAAGTTTAGGTTAAATAAATTTTTAACTTCTGAACGTTTATCTAAGGGTACGTCTTTCATTTTGAAATTTGAATTTTGTTTTAAAAACCCATGTTTTTTATAAGGAAGGTTAAGCGCATCAGATAATTCATCAGTAATCGGGGCTGTCGTTTCAATTGAGATAACAGTTCCAACATTTTTTAATTCTGGAATACTAAAAAATCTATTTTTTGCTTCTATTAAAAATTTATGATAATTATCGTGATTAATGGAGATATCATTAGATTTTCTTTTTAATGCTAGAATCGATTCTTTATTTTCATAATAATCAACATTTCCAAATAACACATAAACATTTCTACCGTTAATTTTAATAATTTTCATAGAATCAAATGGTTCTTGAATATCAAGGACATTTTTAACTATTTCAAATTTCTCACGAATAATACGTTTAATCAAAGATTTGGTACCTTCATTTACTTTTTCTTCATAAGGTATTAAACCAACAACCCATTCTAAATTACCTACCTTGCCCACTTTAATTTCTTTAAAGGTTTGGTTTTGTATCTTTACATTTTTCAATCTATTTTGTAAATTACCAGAATCGTCAAATAATAAAGAAATTTTATATATTTTAACATTACCAATTTTGTAGGATATTTTATAATTATTCATATCAACATTAATAGAGTTAACGTCTATATAAATGTTTTGCGTTTCCGAATTTAATTTATTTCTCAAATCATTAATATCGGAACCAATAATTTCTTTACTTTCAAAATTTATTTTTATTAGACTTTTGGTATCGGATGCAACAAAGAAACTTTGTCTATAGGTTATAATACTACCGTTTAATGTAAAAGAAATATCAATAGGGTTACCAATTTGTTTAGCAACTCCCCCGTAGTAGTTTTCTAATCTGTTAATTAGTCCATTTATTTGGATATCATGTCTTTTATCATAATTGGAACCTATTGAACCCCTAGTTGTGAAATGTGTATAGGCAATTCCATCCTCAGATTGAATGATATCACAAGATGCTTTGGTTATTATTCTATCACCTTGTACATATGTTTTTACTTGTATATTAGACACACTAGGTGTATTGCCATTTTTTACTTGCCTTGACAATTCTTGTTCAACTCTTTTTTCAAAATCATCTTGTAACCTATTTGAACCTAAAGCACCATGAACCAAATCTAAATCTGGGTTTGATGTTGGTTGATAAGCATCGAAACTTACCGTGTTTAAAATTTTATGTGATTGATTTTGAACTATTTGTGTTAAATTTGAACCCTTTGTGATGTTAGGGGTTCCCATTAAACCTAAACCTAACGCTGCTGTTGCAAGATAATTTTTCACACCTTCACTAATCTTACCATATACTTGTTTCCAATCATTGAATTCAGTTCGAATCATTTGAACATTACGATTAGGGTTTTCCTTTATATAATTATAAAAATCGTTTTCAGACATTGATATGATTGCTGTTATCGTTTCTATTAATTTTGTGTTTTTATATGAATCACGTGGGACTATATTTGATTTTTCCAAAATTTTGATGAAATGAATAACCATATCCCCATCAATTTCACGTTCATTTATTTTTTTTTTCATTACCCATTTTTTTCAACCCTTTTTAATTTGAGCTTTTATTTTATTACTTCCAAATATAGTTTTTCTAAATTCTCAATTTTCCCCAACCAATTAGTTTTAACATCACTATCTTGAACATATTTAATTATCCTTGGTTTTATGTAGATTAAAAATTCTCTAACTTTATTAACAACAGCTGAAAGTAATTTTGGATTATTTACCAATACATTTATATTTTCTATTAATTTAACATATGGCATTCCATTTATTATTGGTTTTCTAATGTTTTGCATCATTAAAGTTAATTCCTTGGTTGCTTCTTCATCTTTACCCATTTTAGTTATTTGTGAAAAACCCAGCGTTGTTAACATTCCAAAATTTAATAATAAATTATTTAAAGATTCTCTCTTATTTAAATTTTCATTTAATAAACGTTTAATTAGACTTTTATTTTCATCTAGAGCCCATTTTTTATCGGCTTTCTTTTCCATTTTAATAAGTCTATCATAGTAATCTGGGAATTCAGATACGTGGTCCATGGCTATTTCTGTCGCTTTTTCTTTATCGGAAGTATGTTCCATTTCAATCTTGATACCCTTTTGTATTTGAGCTTGTATTTTACCAACTGATACCTTAAACTTTTTTGCTATATTTTCAACAGACATTTTATCAGACTTGCCACCTTTAAGTTTGTTAATTTCCGTAATTGAATCCATTGTTTTTGGTATTATTTGTTTCCTATCGAACGAGATGATTTCCCATCCATCTAAATGGGTGCCGAATTTTTTATTTATTATGATTGCGTCATACCCAGCATCTTTTACTGCTTGGATATAATCACCCTGTCCAAAAATACCTAATACATTTCCATTTGCGTCTTTTAATTCTATAGGACTTGGTTTTAAAGCATCTACAATCAAAGGGTTTTTTGTATGTAAATATCCCTTAAATGTGCTATTTGTTTTAGGACTTATTCCTTGTTGTTGTCTTGAAGAAGTATAGTAATCGGCAGCTTCTTTATCTCTTGTGAAAAAAGATACCCCTTCACCATCTGTTTTTAATGTTGATACATCACCTTTATAAATAGGGTATGGATATTTTGTATCACTGCCACCTTTTAAAGTGTTGGATTCTGTTACTGATTCATTGGCATTGGCGTGTAATGCGGCTAGATATTTATTCACATCACCTTTTGTACAACCAACCTTGGAACCTGTGTATTTTTTATAGACGCATTGTTTGTCTCCTACTTTTCTATGAGTATATGGCATATTTTTAAACTTGTGGTTTTTTTTGTAATTTTTTACCCCAATCGATTGATTTGATAACTGGTGCTAATATTTTACCCATTAAATTTATTATATCTACGGCTGCGAATGCTGCTCCGACTGTAGCCCCAGCTGCTGCTCCGACACCTACACTGGCAAACCAAGAAAGAATTGGTTTGATGTCTACTGCACTTAAAACCAACCCTTTAAGTTCTTTGAATTTATCAAAAATATTTGCTATCATAGAAACCATACCAGCATTTTTAGTAATAAAGTCCAATCCTTTTGTTAACATTCCATCAATATAAGTTTTCTCTAAATAAGCCAATAAGGTCGTAAAGGATAGGATGATTAGAAAACCTGTCCACCCTGATTCACTAAGTAGTTTTTCACTTACATTGCTTATATGTTCAATCAACTTGCTAAATTTATCAGTAAACCCCTCTATATTAAACTTTATAGTGGTTAATATCTTGGTTACACTATCCGTTATGCGTTTCATGGTATCGACCAAACTTATTTGAAGGTGATTAAGAGCTGTCCGCATCAAGTCTGGGTCCAACATTAAATCCTTCACCAATTTTGCTATGTCTTTTAAATTCTTTATGCTATCAACAACTTCTAGGGTTTTTTCTTTGCCTTTTTCATAAGCAATACCTATGTATTTGTTTATTGAATCCAGCATCGCCTCAGCAATCAATTGTTCATTGATGATTGCTCGTCTTAAGCTCAATGAATTGTGTTCATTTAAGACACAGTCAATACCCAAGACATGGTTTACATACGCTTGATTATTAATTAAAGAAATAGAATGCTCGGATAATAGATTTTTTCTATCATTGAGCATCAATTCTTCTTTTAATAATAACTTTGTATTATACATAAATTTTTGGTTTTAACTTTTATATTATGTTTTTAATATGTACCACATTTTTTATATATAAATTTCTGGTTTTATTTTGCCATACTTTCTGATAATGACACCAGCTACAGCGTTGGCCTCGTTTTCAATAGGACTTCCGTCTTCACCGTCTTTAACAGCGTTGACCAATCGCTCTTCAAGGTTTTGTTTATGGTGAACCAATTCATGTGCAATTGAACGACAGATATCGATAATAGCCCTATCTTTGGCGTAGACAACCAACTCACCCAACATGCTGTAATAAGCTGTTGTTTTAAGGTCTGATGTTCTTTCAAACGCCAATTTAATTTTTATATCATCTGTAATACCTAAAAATTCTTTGGCAAAGTTGACAAAATCAGCAACTGCTCTTAAATCAGCCTCTTCTTTTCCCATCAATCTTTCTCTTAAAAGTTGTTTAATTATTGGTTTCATAACTATAAATATCAAAAAGGCCCAAAAAATTGGGCCTTTTGTTATTTTGTTTTTGTTTTGTTTGATTTAATGGTTATTTGTTCTTTTTCAACTTCAAATCCTATGGTTATGGTTTCACCTTCTTTGATGTTTCCGTTAAGGATTTCATCGGCCACTGCATCTTCAACATAATGTTGGATGGCCCTAGCTATTGGTCTAGCACCATAAGCTTCATCATAACCTTGTTTTGCTAAATATTCTACAGCTTCTTTTGAAATTTTTAACTTAAAATTCATTTCTAATAAACGTTTTTCAAGGTTTTCAATCTCAAGATAAATTATTTTATGTATGTCTTCTGATGAAAGACCTTTAAATATAATGATTTCATCAATTCTATTTAAAAATTCTGGTTTAAATTTATTTTTTAAAGCTTTTTCTAGTATATTTTTATTTCTATTTTCTTGGTTTAAGATAGTATCTGTAGTTTGAAAACCTAGAGATGAACCGAAAGAATTTAATTCTTTAACACCAATATTAGAGGTCATAATAAAAATGGTATTTTTAAAATTAACTTTCCTACCTAATCCATCAGTTAAATGACCTTCATCAAAAACTTGTAAGAATATATTAAAAACATCTTCGTGTGCTTTTTCAATTTCATCTAATAGAATGATTGAGTACGGTTTTCTTCTTATTTTTTCAGTTAATTGACCACCCTGTTCATAACCAACATAACCATTTGGGGAACCTATTAATTTTGAAACGGAATGTTTCTCCATGTATTCACTCATATCAAATCTAACTAAAGAATCAACATCTCCATATAATTTTTCAGCTATTTTTTTAGCTAATAGGGTTTTTCCAGTACCGCTACCACCCATAAAGATAAAGCTTGTTGGTTTGTTTTTATCTTTAAGACCCAATCTACTTCTTTTTATCGCTTTAACCACTTTGCTAACAGCGGCATCTTGGCCAATAATTTTGCCCATGAGTTCTTTGTCCATATTCATCAGACGTTTGCTTTCTTGAGAAGAAATTTTGGTCAAAGGAATACCAGTCATCATAGACACAACCTCCGAAATCAATTCAACACCAACTTCGGTAGTTTTCTTTTCAAGTCTTTCGTTCCATTTATTCATAACATTTTGAAGCTCTTCAATTACTTTTTTTTCTTCATCTCTAAGCTTGGCAGCTTCTTCATATTTTTGTTTTATAACAACTTCTTTCTTTCTTTCGTTTATTTCAAGCTTTTTAGCTTCAAGTTGTTTCATTTCTTCTGGTTTTTCAAGCGTTACATTGGTTGACGCACCAGCTTCATCCATGATATCAATAGCTTTATCTGGCATACTTCTTTCCGTGATATAACGGTCTGCTAATTTAACACACTCATCAATAGCTTCTTCAGTATATTTTACCTTGTGATGTTTTTCGTATTTATCCTTGATGTTCATAAGGATAATTTTGGTTTCTTCAAGTGTAGGTTCTTCAACTAATACTTGTTGGAAACGTCTTGTCAAAGCACCGTCTTTTTCAATATTCTCACGATATTCATCAAGAGTAGTAGCACCAATTATTTGTATTTCACCACGTGCCAACGCTGGTTTAAATATGTTTGAAGCATCTAGCGAACCAGACGCATTACCAGCACCAATGATTGTGTGTAATTCATCAATAAATAAAATGATGTCTGGGTTGGCTTTACATTCTTCCAAAACAGCTTTCATTCTTTCTTCAAATTGGCCACGATATTTGGTACCAGCTACCAGTGATGCTAGGTCCAACATGAATATTTTCTTACCAATAAGTGTTCTGGGTGCGTTGCCATCTTTGATGAGTTGAGCAAGACCTTCTACAATAGAACTCTTACCAACCCCTGGTTCACCAATCAATATTGGATTGTTTTTCTTTCTTCTAGATAGAATTTGTGAAACACGTTTGATTTCTATTTTACGACCAACAACTGGGTCTATTTCATCTTTATCCACAGCCTTGGATATATCTCTACAAAAATTATCTAATACAGGTGTTTTGCTTTTTCCATCAACTTGTTTGGATTTTCTTTTTAACGATTCTTGTTCATCCCCTTCATCCCCTTCGTAAGCCGCACCGTATACGTTGCCCTTAAAACCATCTTTAATTTTTTTCATTTCTTTCATAAAACTGTTATAATTTATATCATAAACCTCATTCAATATTTTGGTCGATGGTAATTTTTTTGATAAGATAGATAACAATATATGTGTTGTGTCTATCATATTATCATTCATTTTTTCACATTCTTTATCCAAGTCTTTTATAACCGATTTGGTTTCATCAGAAAAAGGAAGTTTGGTTTTGGTCGAATTAATAACCCTAGGTGTTAAATCATTTAACCTAAGATATTCACTTATTTTATCATACAAATCTATTGTATTTACATTCAACTTTTTAAGTATTTTAACACATTCATTGTCATCGTCTAATAAAATAGACATAACTATGTGTTCTGGTCTAACTTTAACATCATCAAAAGACTTGGCCTCCTTCATTGATTGGGTAATTATCAATTTTACCTTTGGGTAAATCTCTCTATTCATAGGTTTAATTTATGCAAATATACTACATTATTTTTAATCTAACAAGTGCTTGATTCTTTAAATAAATATTAGTATCTTTGTATAAAAAGTAAATGATGACATCAAACATGGCTCCCAAATTTGGAAAAGTAGAATTATTACTTAAAACAGACGATTCTAGTCTTCCATCTACAATAAATATAAGTTTTGAAGACTGTGGACTTATGATAACTGGTGATTATATTATAGTAATAATAGATGAAAGAGATGAAATAAAAGATGCCTTGACCAGTACTGGTAAGATTTTCCCATTAAAGGATATCGCTGCTTATAAAACTCATTCAAAATAACAAATAAATAAATAAATGATTAAATGATTATTAAAAAACAAGAAAAAAATGGAAAAATAAAGGCAATGTATTCGTCTTCAACAATTTGCGCTTCAATATTTGACACACTAACCAAAGACTTAACAGTAATCTTTAACAATGGAGGGCAATACAAATATCCTAATGTTGAATTAACTGACTACACAAGATTTGAAACATCTGATAGTAATGGGATAACATTTAGCACTTACATAAAGAAAAAATATACCAACTTTGAAAAATTGGACAAGCTTGATGAAAACACTATTAAATCTATCTTAAAAGAAGTTGATGAACTGAAAGTAGCTGAAGAAAAGGCTTCAACTGAAGGTGTTTCTAAAAATATGATGGAAATTATGGCTGCTATGGTTGCCAACTACATAAGCACTGGAAAAGTTGATAATGATATCCTTCGTAAATTGGAAAGCAAAATGGCCGCTTACTATAAAGTAACTAACCCTCAACCAGAAACAAGTGAAGCTTAAAACCATGTTAAAAAATTACGATATTACATTAACAGATAAAATTAGCTTACATTTCGGAGAAGAAGAATTATGCTATTTAATCCCAACTATTGGGTTTCGAAAATTGGATTGGAGAAAGATAACCGAAGATGATAAAATAACTTATTTATTTGTAATAAAGTGGTTAAATTGGAGTGCTGGTATTAATATTCAAAATAAAATTATAAGGGAAAAAGAAGAAATTTTAAAAAAATGGGAAGAGAGCGGTGTTTTAAATAATTTAAAACATACCAATAAAAAATTTTCAATCTTTAAAGCTATAGAAAAACAAACTATTCAGAAAAATACACTTGAGGAAAGTGATTTATTGGATAAGGCTTACGATAATTACCACAATTATTTTTTAGGTTGTGATGACATCCCCACAAAAGAACTTTTTGTTTTTGAATGTAAAACCAATCCAGAGTTCAGTGAAAAGTGGGGATTAAAGATTGCGGAAAGAGAGTTAAGTGAAGAAGAAAGATGGCGTATCCGTTTTGATTATTATCCAAAAGATAAACAATTTCCATGGGATAGAATGGCATTACCATCACATCGCTTTTTAGATGATTTTAATATCCCAACCAAACTAATCACAATAACATACAACGATAAAACAATAGAAAGTTATGAGTAACACATTAGATAAAAGTTACACAGACCTACTCCAAGACATCTTAGATAATGGAGTAAAGAAACAAACCAGAAATGGAGAAGTGCTATCGGTATTTGGTAGACAAATTCGTCATAAAATGAGTGATGGTTTTCCATTGTTGACTACCAAGAAGATGGCGTTTAAAACAATGGTTACTGAACTTATTTGGTTTTTACGCGGTGATACATCAATAGAGTATCTATTAGAAAACGACTGTAATATCTGGACAGGAGACGCTTACCGTTCTTATTTGGAAGAGTGTGAAAAGTTAGAAAAAAATTCAAATAAATAACTATTCTTATTGAGTTTTTTTGGTTTTTTTGTATATTTATTAATAAAGATATTATTATGATTATATACAAAACAACAAATTTGATTAACGGGAAAATTTATATAGGTAAGGATAAACACAACAACGATAAGTATCTTGGTTCTGGTAAAATATTGAAACAAGCTATAGTGAAATATGGTAAAGATAACTTTGTTAAAGAAGTGATTGAAGAATGTGAAAATGAAAAAACTTGGTTAGAAAGAGAAGTTTATTGGATTAATTATTTTAATTCTATAAAAGAAGGTTATAATATTGCATTAGGAGGAAATGGGGGAGATACAATTTCTAATAATCCACAAAAAAAAGAAATTTATGAAAGGAAAAGAAAAACTGAAAGTGACAAACCGACAGATGAGAAAGAAAATAGAATAAAAAAAATTTCCGAATCAATGAAAAACAAGTGGAATGAAACAAGATTAAATAATCCCACTTTCATACTTGAAAGAAATAAAAAAATTAGTGAATCTCAAAAAGGGGTTCCAAAACCGATTGAACAGATAAATAAACAAAAGGAAACTAAAAGAATTAATGGTACATCAAAAGGAGAAAAAAACTCTATGTTTGGAAAACACCACACGGACAAAACAAAAAAAATATTATCAGAATTAAAATTAGGTAGTAAAAGAAGTGATGATAGCATTAGAAAACAAAAAGAATCAATTAAAAATCGTGAAATAATTACTTGTCCTCATTGTAATTTATCCGCTAAAAAATCGGCAAATATGGTCAGGTATCATTTTGATAATTGTAAAAAAAAATAAAGTTATGAATAAAGAACATTTACATCCAGAGGGTAGACCCTATACAAAAGAAGAATTTGTAGAAAAAATAAAAACTGATAAAAAATTTGCTGATAGGTTTGGTAACCTCGGGCCAGTGTATGGTAAGCAATGGAGAAGTTGGAAACAATTTAAGACTATTCACGTTGATGAATTAGATAAAACGGAAGGTATCTATAAAATACATTCAACAGAGTTCACACACACAGACCAAATCGCAAACCTAATCCAAGACCTTAAAACAAACCCAGATTCAAGACGCCTACTTGTGTCAGCTTGGAACCCAGCCGAGCTCGACCAAATGGTTCTTCCACCTTGTCATTATGGATTTCAAGTTTATACAAGAGAGTTGAATAGAGGAGAAAGAGTTGATTTATATATTAAAAAGTACGGAGATATTGGAATGGATTATGAAAAGTACAAAGATACAATACCAACCAGAGCAATCTCACTGATGTGGAATCAACGTTCAGTAGATACATTCTTAGGTTTACCATTCAATATTGCTTCTTATGGATTGCTACTTGAAATAATCGCCAAGGCAGTTAATATGGTTCCAGATGAGCTTATTGGTAATTTAGGTGATGTGCATTTATATTCAAATCATGTTGAACAAGCCAAAGAACAAATTGGTAGAGAATTGAGTTTGGAAGAAAGAACTAATTATGGTATTGATATACTAGGATATGATGGATTATTAGATTTTGGTCATACACAAAATGATGATGATAAAATATTATATTGTTTAGATACATGGGGGGTTCCAACCAGAGCAAGAGAACCATATCCACTACCAACCCTAAACATCAACACTGAGTTTTGGCCTTATGAAGGTGGTGAGTGTGGTGAAGGACCTTTAGATGCAGCGGCTATTTTTGATTCATTTAAAAATGATGAATTTTGTAGATGCTTATTAGAAGAAGATATACAATTAGGTGATTATCAATCACACCCAACAATAAAAGCACCTTTAAGCAACTAGCTACCAATTAAAATAATAATATAAAAGCACCTAGAGGTGCTTTTTTTGTTTTAAGTGATATTTATAAGAAAACAATATAAAAATGACAAATATTAATGATGTACATAGCATAATCGTTCCAGCTCAGTCACCTAATTTGACAGCACACACATATAATGAAATATATGGTGGTTCTGCTGGTTGTACAATAGTACTTAATGGTGTAACCGTTAGTGTAGGGGCTCAATCAAATTTAAGGGTTTGGGTTAATAGTGTAAGTGGTGGTACTGGTTGTTATCTATTAGGTGAAAAACAAAATGTATTTCAAGGTTTACCAAATGGTTACTATTTGGGGCAGTAACATATTTATATTAAAATAAACAAAAAACAAAAGGATATAACATGAAAAATAATAGAATCACACCAGTTGGTCTTAAGGGACAACAAATAAATGAACGTATGAAAGAATTAATGGGTATCAAATCTATTAATGAAAACCAATCTAATGTTGTTGTTGAATTGACCAAGATGGGTCCAGACGGTAACGCTTATGCTATCATAAGAGAAAACCACGAATGGTTTATTAAAAAAACCACCAAAACTTCTAACTTGGTTGCTGAAGATTTCAAATATATCGGAGGTTTGATGAACAAAAAAGATGAAGTTTACACTTCATATGCCAAGGCCATCAAACATTTAAGTTTTAAATTCAAAAGTCTAGCTGAAGCTTATAACTTTGAAGGTGAAATCAACATATTTGAAAACGACAACCTTATTTCAGAAAACATGCCTAGTGCTGGTGGTTTTTCTGAAATGAAAACCAATGGTTTTTCTGGTAAAGGAAACAATGAAGGACAACAATCAATGTGGGAAGAAGAAGAAGAAGAAGAAGATGAGCTTTCTGAAGCTGAAAAAGCCATAGATGAAATGATGACTAGAGAAGAACTTAAAGGAAATCAATCAAAACTTGACATGAATAAAAATGGCAAGTTGGATAGTGATGATTTCAAAAAGTTAAGAGGTGAAAAGAAAGGTATGGAAGAATCAAAACTTAGCATTTCAACATCAATTAAAAACATGGATAGACTTATCAATAACCTAACTGAAGGGTTAAAAAAAAAAGTCTAACTGAAGAAACAAAATATAAGTTAAAAGTTGCTGGTTCTACCCCAGAACCAGCAGCTACAACTGAACCAGCAGAACCAGCAGAACCAGCAGATATTTCATTTGATAGTGAAACACCAAGTTCAAATGAAAAACCATTTGATGATGAACCATTTGATGCTGGTGTTGATGCTAATGAAGAAACAGACCCAAAGAAATTTATTGAGCAACTAACTGGAAAGTTAGGACAATCCCTAAGAAAATATACTGAAGAACAAGGTCAACCAGATTTTGAACTAGAAAAGTTCTCAATAAATTCGTTATTGTCAGCAACTCACACTTCTGAAATGGATGTTGATGACCAAAAAGACATCATAAACAAAGTTAAAACTGCTGGTCAAAAAGATAAAGATGTTGCCCCAGAAAGCGATGAAACATCTGATGAAACACCTAGCGAAGAACCAGAACCAGAATCTGAACCATCTGACGAAGAAGGTTTGGATGAATTGCATGTTTACGAAAACATGGATAATTTATTTGTTAACCCTAAGAAAAACAATATGTTTCAAGATGGTTCAAATGATATTTTAGATGAATCAGACAGATGCACAAGAATAGCTAAAAGCAAATATGATGTTTGGCCATCTGCTTATGCTTCTGGTGCTGTTGTTAGATGCAGAAAAGGTAAGATTTGGAAAGGGCTTAAGGAGGAAGATTTAAAAGAAATGGGTGATTATAAGTCCATGACTGACGAACAATTAGATGAAAAATGGTCACAAAAATATAAAAGAAGTATTGATTGTGACAACCCTAAGGGTTTTAGTCAAAAAGCACATTGCCAAGGAAGAAAAAAACATAATGAATCAATAGAAGAAGCCGCTAAAAAAACTGATTTTTCTAAAGAAAAAGAAAGCGGATTGCATGGTTGGTTTTCTAGAAGAGGTGGTGAAGGTAGCAAGGGTTGGGTAGATTGCAATACATGTAGGGATGGAAAATGTAAACCATGTGGTAGAGAAGATGGTGAAAGCAGAGCCAAGTATCCTTCATGCAGACCAACACCTAGTGCTTGTAAAACCAAAGGAAAAGGTGATTCATGGGGTAAAAAATCAACAAATGAATCCAAATATAACGTTTATGAAAATATTAGTTTTGATTTTGTTAAATCAGCTATTGAGTCTGCTTCTGGTGATAAAGTACAAAAAAGAGAAGAAGATGATTATGGAAGAACTTTATATTGGAGTTTAACCAATGATAACATACACTATTTTATTGGTAATAAAGATGGTGAAGAGGTGATTGTTTTATATAACGCTGAAACTGGTGAAAGATATCCTATAGGAAACTTAAAACATTATGATACTTCAGATGAACTTAATGAAAATATGGGTGAAACAAATAATTACATGTTTTGGTCTAACCTTAAAACAATTGTTCATGCAACTGGTGAGTTGATGAAAATGGATTGCAATAGAGTGGATTCAATTCTATCTGATGGTCATGGTTGGGCACTAGACCATATGGCTACTGCAAATGATGACATTGAAGAAGTTTATCATTTCTTGGAAGGTCAAATAAACTATGAAGGTGCTGATGGTGAACCTATGATGGAACACGAACATGAATCAAATAATTACATGTTTTGGCAAAACCTAAAAACCATGCATCATGGTGCCAAAGAAATGTTAGAAATGGACCCATCTAGAGTTGATTCAATTCTATCTGATGGTCATGGTTGGGCACTAGACCATGTGGCTACTTCAGCTGATGATGTTGAAGAAGTTTATCACTTTATTGAAACCGAGGTTGATTCTTATGATGGTGAAACTCAAGGTGGTTATAGTGATGAATACGGTAGTGTTCAAAATACAACCATGAATGAAGCTGAATATAAAGGCAGAACTGTAAAATTGGGTAAACCAATGAGAGGTGATGTTAAGAAATTCAAGGTATTTGTTAAAAATAGTTCTGGTAAGGTTGTAAAAGTCAATTTTGGTGACCCCAATATGGAAATAAAAAGAGACAATCCAAAAAGAAGAAAATCTTTTAGAGCAAGACACAAGTGTTCTCAAGCCAAAGATAGAACAACACCTAAATATTGGTCATGTAGAATGTGGTCTAAAAAACCAGTGTCTAAAATTGTTGAAAAAGACTTGTCAGAATCAAAAAAAAGTAGTATATTTGATAAAAATTATATTAAAATGAAGATGTATGAATCTTTTAATCAAGAAGACACTATGAATCAACCAGTAACAGAACCAGTTGTAAAACCAACAACTAAACCAGCAGAACAACCTGTAAGACAACCAAGTAGAAAGGATAAACCTTTCCTACCAATGCCCAGCACTCAACCAGACCCAAAAGCTGTTAAAGAGGGTAAATTTGATTATGAGACATACCACAAGACTCTTTCTAGTGCTTTGGATGCAGTTAGAGGTTATGCTATCAATAGAGGTTACGATGGGGTTGAGTTTGATATGAACGATGTTCAACACGTACCTTATGGTCATACAGAAAGATTACACAAAGAACTAACAAAGGATGGTATGCCACAAAGAAAGTCTTTAAATATTCAAATTTATAGAATGGATGGTGGTAACTATGAATTAAACATGTATATCGGTTAATGAAAGACCTATTTTTAATATATGTAAACATGGTTGGTAAAGATTATAAAGGTGATTATCTTTATGAATTTATCTTTTCTGATACGACCAAAAATATTGATGGAAATGAATGGGATACTTTCCCAGCCTCTGGCCGACCAGAAGCACCACACGAACACTTTATTAAAAAAGTTGGTCGTTTGGAATCAGAATTAAAATTGGACGTAATACAAAATAGTGACACGTTCGCTGTTTGGGATGCGGTAGATGATGTTATAGCTTTGGCGTGGGAGAACATAAACGTTTATGATTCTTACCCAGATAAAAGACTTTGTTTTAAATTTGGTGAGCCTTTGAAGAGTGTTGAAGGTAAACTATATGAAAAAGACCTAATACTAAATTATAACAAACAAAATCATGAACAATAAAAAAGTTAACGAAATTACAGTAGAATTGACAGGTGACGAATTGAATAAACAAAGAGGACATCTTAAACCAACAGATACAGTTAGAATAGTTGATAAAGGAGCATCATCTTCATCAATGTCTAGTAAGATGGAAGAAAATGAAATGGTGTCACCAGAAGCTTTTATCGAACCACAAGACAAAGCAACTATCAAGTATCTTTCCAACGTGAAAGACGAAAATACTGGTGAGGTTTCAGCCCCATTCGATATAGGTAATAATAAATATCAAATGATTAGAGGTATTCACCCTAGCGGAGAGGTTGGTTTGGCTGTATTTTGTCACGATGAAACAGATGAAGCTGGTGAAAACATTATTTACCCTATGGATTATTTTGAAGAAAACATTGCCAAACCTATGATGGAAAAAGAAACAATGATACAACATGAAGATATGTTTGGTGGTAATATTGAAGAAAAAATTAAACTTGAATCTAAAGGTATGGATTCTTTAAATCTTTCTGAATTTAAACATTATTTAGTTAATGAAAAAACTGGTAAATTCAGAAAATTTAAAAACATTGTTGAATTGGCTGTTGCTGTAATGAGTGAAGATGAAAAATACATGACAATCAAAGAATTTAGAAAATTCTTTGAAAATAGAGTGTTTGGTGGGAAAAAAGAATCAAAAATAAGTTTAGTGGAGGTGACACCTACTGGTGAAGAAAACGATGAAGAAATGAATGCTAAAGCTAAAAAACTTATGGTATTGATATCTAAAAGAATCCCAACAAACATAATTCAAACTATTAAAACCCCTGTTGCTAAAAGAGAAGTAATAGCAGCTTTCGCTGAATTAATTGGTGTTCCGAGACAAGGGTTACCTAATTTAATAAACGGTTTAAAAGTTTTATCTAAAACTAAAGATGTTGAACCAGCAGCTCCAATAACTGAAAAAAAAGTTATAACAAAAGCTGAATTAACTGAAAGTTTATCAAAACCAAAAGTAATAAAAGTAGTAAAAGTAAAAGATATAAAATAATGAGTGATTACAAAAAAATAGTTGAAAATGCTTTGAAAAAAGCCAACAACCCAAAAACTTTGAACGAGGGTGTTGTGTATCCAGAAGGTATGTCTGAAAGAATGCACAAGAAACTTGAGGAGGATTTGCTTAATGGAAACCATTCATTGGGTAAACATCCAGTATTTCCAGAAGGGGATGAAGCTATGTTTGAAGAAAAAATAATGGGTGAACGTTTTAGCGAAGTTGCCAAACGTTATAAAAGAACGTTTGATGTTGATTCAATTGAAAATAGAGATGTTATGCGTGAAATGATGCCCATGGTTTATGAAACCATAGGGTTGGAGACAAAACACAGAAAAGCTCTTTGTAAATTGGCTGAAGAAATGATACGTGAGGAATTTAATATGAGCAAAGACGTTGTTGAAATTCACGCTGAATTGACTACCGAAATAAATATGGTTGCAACCAAAAAGAATCCTAAACCTATGACAAGTGAAATGCAGTTTAAAAACCATGATGAAATGGTAAACGCAAAGGACGAGGTTTACAGAAGAAGGTTTATGAACGCCATGATACAAGGTGCTGCTAAAAAATGCAACCACATGTTTCACATGGTTGATGATGAGTTGACAGATTTGGACCCAAGACTTCCAAACAAATATTCTAAGATGATGGCAGCTGCTGATTATATGTATTACATTATTCCAGAGATGGAAAATGGTGTAAATGGAGGTGTTGTAAGGGTTCAATTTCCAACAACATCAAACCCAAAAGCCATTATCTACGCACAAGCGATGGTATTCCCAGTTCTTATCCATGAATTGGTCAAGGGTGTAATGGAGTTGTTATCAGCACATGCTTTACCTAAAAATAAAAAACTAGGTGAATATGTAATCAACAAAGCTGATTTCTTGGCCGCTGAACCATGGGATATGCGCCTAGGACCAGGTCTATGGAGTAGATTTACAAATATGATTGAACCAGATGATTTTCATTTGAAACATCACATTTATAGTGAATTGGCTTTACTTCCAGTTAGAGAATTCAACGTTAAAATGAGAGAGATTATGGCTGGTACCAAAGAAGGTAAAAAGATAATCCAAGGAATTGTTAGCGAAGTTAAAACTGGTTTACAAGAAGATGAATTTAATGACGCAATGAATGAGGTAAATAAAAATAGTGAGGGTTCGATGGAAACAAATTCCGATGGTATTAAAAGCGATGGAGGGTTTGATTTTAAAGACCTTTTTGGTAATGATAAGGATGAAGATTCCGATGGTGATTCCGATGGTTTCAAGTTTGATGAGTTATTTTAAAATAGAACTTACATAGACACAATAAGGCCCCAAATTGGGGTCTTATTTATTTAAAATAGGGCACTTTATAGTATATTAACATATTTATAGGATATGAGTAATTTAACTAAAGAAGAGATTTTTAAAGAATACGCCAAATCTTTGACGAGTCCAATCTATGCGATTGAAACTTATTTGGAAACATTTGATAAAACTCAAGAGGGTTTTGTTCCCTTCAGACTATTTCCTAGACAAAAAGAAATAATATACGCTTACGATAAACATAGATTTAACCTTATCACAAAACCTAGACAGGCTGGTGTATCTACTACAACAGCTGCATATATGTCAATAAAGGTTGGTTTTGCTGATTCCGAAAACCCAGAAGCGGTTCTTATCATCGCCAACAAACAAGAATTGGCGTTTGAATTCCTTGCCAAGATTAAAGATTTTCTATCTCAATTACCAAGATGGGTTTGGGGTGATGAATATTATGGTAATGCTAAAAATGAATCCAAGAGTATTTTCCTTACAGATTCCAAAAAAGAGATTAAACTCCCTAACGGTAGTCGTGTAAAAGCGGTTGCTACATCAAAAGATGCGTTGCGTGGTTTTACACCTACATATCTTGTAATGGATGAGGCTGCGTATATTGATAATGGTGCTGAAGTATTCGGTGCCGCTTTGACTGCATTGGGTACTGGTGGCAAAGCAACTCTTATTTCTACACCACGTGGTATGGATGCTTTGTATTACAAAACATACGACCAAGCCAAGAAAAAAGAAAACAACTTCAACATCATTGAAATGAAATGGTATGAAGATTTGCGTTACAATAAAGATTTAAAGTGGTTGAAAGATGAGTTAATTGAAGAAGAGGTAGAATTTACATTTCAATCTTATAAAAACAGACTAGAAGATGGGTGGAAACCTACTTCATCATGGTATGAAGAAATGTGTCGTGGTATGAACAACGATGCCAAGATGATTGCACAAGAATTGGATGTATCATTTATTGGTTCTGGTGGTAACGTTATTGACGAACAGTATATTGATTTACAAAATAAAAACAACGTAAAAGACCCTGTGATTACCAAGGGAGGTGAAAACGAAACATGGATATGGGAACTTCCTCAAGAGGGACACCAATATGTTATGGGCGTTGACGTATCCAGAGGTGATGGGGAGGATTCTTCTACTATTGTTGTGGTAGACTTTACTACCATGGAACAAGTAATGGAATATCAAGGTAAGATTCAACCAGATTTGTTGGCTCAATTGGTAGAAGAATATGGTGAAATGTACAAAGCATATACGGTAGTCGATGTTACTGGTGGTATGGGTGTTTCTACCGTATTGAAATTGCTCGAATTTGATTACAAGAGGCTTCATTATGATAATCAAAACGGTAAAATTTTATCAGCTAGACAAAGAGAATTGGCGACTTACAACAAGGAGAATAAAATTCCAGGTTTTCACGCAACTTCTGTTCGTTTACCAATGATTTCAAATCTTGAGTTTAAGATTAGGACTGATGGTATCAAAATTCGTTCAGCTAGAATGACTTCAGAAATGAAAACCTTTATCTATAAGAACGGAAGACCAGACCATATGGAAGGTTATCATGATGATTTGCTTATGGCTTTGGGTATGGCTTTGTGGGTGGTTGAACATTCATTTAAAAATCTAGAGAAATTAGAAAAACAAACCAAAGCTATTTTAAATAGTTGGTTGATTGGGGCCAATACCAACCCTACACAAACAGACCTTGAAAAAGGAACTGGGTTTGTTAGCAAAGAAAATAGAAATAAACTACCAACACAAAAACCTAAATTTAACCCAATAGTTTCTAAAAACATGCAAGACCCAACTGGTCAATATATGTGGTTATTTAGCGGAAGCAAATAAAGTGTAAAGTCTTTATTTTTGATAAAAAAATAGTATAATTTAATAAAAAATACAACATGGCAGAAAAACAAAAGTTAACGGTCTTCCAGAAGCTTGGTCAAATTATCGGACCAGATGGACCTAAAGTAAAACAAAACCAACCGCAACCACAAAGATACAATATTGGCAATGATGTACTGCTTAAAACAGACAACAAGGCTGAATTTGAAAGAACCAAGTTACAAGCACAACAAAACAAGTATCTAGGGCAAATGTGGAAGAAGGTTGAAAATGGATTATTTCAACAATCCATCAACTATGAAACAACACGTATTGGTTCTTATTCAGATTTTGAGGCCATGGAGTTTTATCCAACCATCGCAGCTGCTTTAGATGTAATGATGGAAGAATCTTCTACTCTAAATGACAAGGGTAGAATCATGAACATATATTCAGATAGCAAACGTGTAAAGGGTATTCTTGAAGATTTATTTTTTAATAGACTAGATTTACATGTGTCTTTGCCTATGTGGACAAGAAACACATGCAAGTATGGTGATAATTTCGTTTACTTAAATATTGATGAAAAACATGGTATCTTGGGTGCCAAGCAAATGCCTAACTACGAAATGGAACGTAGAGAAAGTGGTTTGTTTGATATGATTACTGGTCGTGAGACAGTCAACAGCCAAGTAGCAACAGCTGATAAAACCAAATTTTTTTGGAGAGGACGTGACGTTGAGTTCAACTCATGGCAAATAGCTCACTTCAGATTGTTGGGAGACGACAGACGTTTACCTTATGGTACTTCAGTATTGGAAAAGGCTAGACGTATATGGAAACAACTTATCCTTTCTGAGGATTCAATGTTGGTTTATCGTGTAACTCGTGCACCAGAAAGACGTGTATATAAAATCTATGTTGGTAATATTGATGATGCCGATGTTGAAGCATATGTAAACCAAATTGCAGATAGATTCAAGCGTATGCCTATTATTGACTCACAAACTGGTCAAATGGACTTGCGTTATAATCAACTTTCAAACGACCAAGATTATTTTATCCCAGTTCGTTCTGAAGACGCACCCAACCCAATTGATACCTTGCCAGGTGCTACAAACCTAGACCAAATTGCGGATATTGAGTATTTGAGAAGCAATTTATTTACAGCTCTTAGAGTTCCTAAGCCATTCTTGGGTTTTGATGATACAACTGGTGAAGGTAAAAACCTTGCATTGCAAGACATACGTTTTTCTAGAACTATAAACAGAATACAACAAGCTATGTTACAAGAATTTAACAAGATTGCCATCATTCATCTGTATTTGTTAGGATTTGAAGAAGATTTTGATAATTTTACACTTACCCTTAACAATCCATCAACTCAAGCTGAAATGCTTAAGATTGAACACATGCAAACCAAGGTTACACTTTACAAAGATGCGGTATCTGATTCTGGAAACGGATTTGGTGCTATGTCAATGACTCGTGGTAAGAGAGATATCTTGGGTATGTCTGATGATGAAATCAAACAAGACTTGCTTGAACAACGTATGGAAAAAGCAGCAGCTGCTGAATTGGCCAACTCTTCTAGTGTAATAAAACACACTGGTATGTTTGATATTGTAGATAGAGTTTATGGTGATTTTAAACTTGCCCTTAAAGGTGGTGGAGATGGTGGTGGTGAAGAAGGTGGTGGAGAAAGCAGCAGTGGCGGCGGCGGTGGCGGTGGCGGTGGTGGCCTAGGCGGTTCATTTGGTGGAGGTGGAACTGGCGGTGAAGATTTAGATTTTGGTGATGAAGGTGAAAGCGAAGCAGCTACAGAAGCTGGTGGTGAAGAAGGTGCTGCCGAAACAGAAGCTGGTGCTGAAGAAGCTGGTGCTGAAGAAACCCCAACTGAAGTAACTGAATCAGTAAAGAAAATACAAAAATTACTTAAAGAACAAAAGGTTGTTTTGGCTAAGAAGTTAAATGAAAGAACCAAGAAATATCAAGGTAGATTTGTAGAAAGACTTATCGAATCAGTAAAATCAACACCAAAAGAACACGTAGAAAAAATAAAAATTTACGATAAAAACGTCAAGGTAAATAAAGAAATTGACGAAATGATTAACGACATTGATAAAATGTTGGATGAGTAATCAATTTTTGTGGTAAATAATGATATTTATTAATTAAACAGTAATAATGACAGATTTAACATTAATAACAAAAAACTTCGGCCATATTAAGAGTGTTTATAACACAATTTTAGCTGAAAGCGTTATGTCAGATGATAAATCAAAAAAAGAGTTATTTAAGAGTTACGTTAAATGTATAGCAGAAAACAAAATTCTTAAGACTCAATTTTTGGTTTATACCAATATTGAACAAAAGGTAGAGTCAGATGTGACCAAAGCCACTATGTTCGTAAAGGAAAACATTAAATTGTTTTCTAAGTTCAACAAAAAAGATATTTTAGAAGCCAATACAAAATTGATAAATTTAGAGAAAAAGCTTTTTGAAGCAGAACTTTATGACGGTAAAACAGAGTTATATGAAAATGTTTCAATCCTTATCTTCACAAACAAAAATCCAGAAACAGTTGATACTATTGTAGAAGCTACAAGCAAGGTTGTTGATTGGATTGTGAACAACAAAGCTAAAACTTTAACTGAGGCGATTGAATTACCTAACAGTATGTTAAGTACAATGATGGTTGATAAATACAACGAAAAATATGCTTCATTGGATGAATCAGAAAGGAAAATTTTAAAAACTTTGATTGATTCAACAGATGAGGAAAAGAAAGAAGTTTATTCAAACACAATTAGAGAGTGTATCGCATTTATTGATGAGAAACTTGACACAACTGATTTAAACGCTAAAGATAAACTTTTAAGAGTCAAAGATAAGCTTTTAAACGATAAACAAGATATCAATGAAGATTTCATAAAAAATATTTCAAAGATTGTAGAACTAAGAAGTAATTTAAAAGAAAACTAAAAGTTATAAACAATGGCAAGTGTTACAAGCGAAAATATTTTAAAGTTAAGAGAATTAACCAATAAAATATGTAAATATCCTGATGGTGATTACGAAAAAGTTTTAAAAAATGTAAAATCTGTGGTTGAGGAATGTGAAGAAGAAGCTTTACAATTGACATCACAGAACAAAATTAAGTGTTATGAGAAAATGTGCCTAAAAATAAATAACATTTTAATCAATATTAAATTTTAACCATGTCAGAAGAAACAGGAACTTGGGGGGACTACAGTAAATTGGTTCTCAAAGAATTAGAACGCCTTAACGATAACTATGATAAAATGAGAACCGATATGGATAGTCGTTTCTCAGAACTTAACTTAAAACTTACTGAATTTAAGAATACTGAAGGTAAAGTTGAAAATCAAGCCAAATGGATTGAAAAGGTTAATGATGTATGGTCGCCATCACAAATGAAAGAAGCCAAAGATGAATTATATCATCAAAAGAATAGATGGGCAGCGGCAATAGCTATCATTACCTTTGTACAAATAACTATTGGTATTGTGGTAGCTGTTTGGGTTAAGTTAAAATAAAGTACTTGACACTATGAAATATTTTCATTATATTTGTATAAAAACCAGGTAAAATGAAAACAGGAAAAGAAGTAAAAACTAATATTTCAAAAGATTATAATATAATCTTTGGAAGTGTAAACAACAAAAAAGCTAAAGCCGTTTATATCAACCTTTCAGCATGGGTCGAACCCAAACACGAAACAGATATAAATTATTCTAGGGTTATCAGAAACATCAATAAAAAAGTAAAACAACAACTTTATTATTTTTTTAATGATGACAAGAGTTCAAACTTTATAAAAGAAAAAACAATTGTAGATTTTGATATTAGAGAATCTGGTATAAGATATGGAAAACGTAGTTTTATGAGTTGTGACATTACATTATTTTCTGAAATTGAAACACCAGTAAACTCAGAATATATGACAAACGTACTAACTGACGTATCAAATTATTTGATTAAAAATGTTTTTGATAACAACGACACATTTATTTTCCACAAGAAAAAAAAATAAAAACAAAGCCCTACTATTGAAGTAGGGCTTTTTTTATTTATTTTATATATTTATATCTATAAACTAGCAAACATGGATATAAATTATAAAGATTTTAAAGTACTAAAACGTGGTGAAAGTGGGTGGGGTGGATTGATTGAGCACGATGCTGGCTATATAAGCCCAGACGAACCAAGAAACCAGCCTTTTATCAATGAGTTAAGAAAATTAGAAACTGGTAAATTGGTTATTGCCGAACCACTAGTAGTTTACGTTATTCTCCAAAAATACGGTATCCTAAACCGTAATGGACGTATATATCCGAAAGAAATCCTTGTAAGACAAAACGAACTATATCAAAAAGCAATTAGAGAGCGTAGTGCTGTTGGTGAATTAGACCACCCAGAATCTAGTATTATCGCTGGTGATAGAATTTCACATAATATTATCGAAACATGGTGGGAAGCTCATACTCTTATGGGTAAAATGGAAATCCTTATGACACCTGGTTTTATCAATTACGGTATTGTTTCAACCAAAGGTGATGAAGTAGCTAATCTATTGAGAAATAGAATAAAGATTGGTGTATCATCTAGAGGTGTTGGTTCATTGAAAGAAGGTAGAAATGGTGAACAAATTGTTCAAGATGATTTTGAGATTATCTGCTGGGACGTAGTAACAGCTCCATCAACACCAGACGCATGGATTTTTAGGAATGTTGAAGAGTCTAAACCCTATGTAGAGAACGTAGAAATTAAAAAATCTATCATCAAAGAGAACCTAACTGATAAACTTGATAATTTTTTGACCGATTAAAGTAAAAAAAATCATTTTTTTTAACTTGTATTCGTCTTTTCATCAAAAGACATATATTTATTATCAAATAAGGTAAATATAATTTTATTTATCTAAAAATTAAAAATAAACAAACACTAAAATGGCAGACAAAAAATCAATACTTGAAGAAGCTTTATTGGATATTAAAAATATTCAAAGTGCTCTCAATGCCAACACAAAAGAAATACTTCGTAGCGTAGCTAGAGAAGAAATTGATGGTGTTGTGAAAGAATCTCTAACTAGAGAGGTTTATGAAGAAGAGGAAGTTGGTTCTGTAAATGAAGAATCACATGAAGAACATGAAGCTGGTGAATCTGAAAAAGAAGAAAAAGCTGAACATGGCAAAGGTGGTTCTGAAAAGAAAGAAAAAGCTAAATCTAAAAAAATGACAGAAGGTATGGACACAGAAGGTATGGAAGCTGAAGGCATGACATACGAAGAAGGAATGGATGACTTAGGTGCATCAGAAGAATTGGACATGACATCTGCATCAGATGATGACGTTATCGCAATCTACAAGAAATTGAGTGGTGATGATGAAATCGAAATCGTGGGTGACGAAATTCACCTTAGTGTCTCTGAACCAGGAGAATACGTTATCAAAACATCTGACCTTAAAGGTTCTACAGAAATGGAACCAGAAATGGAACCAGAAATGGAACCAGAAATGGAACCAGAAATGGGTGATGAAGAAGGTGACGTAGATTATGAAATCGAAATGGGTGACGAAGAAGATGGTGAAGAACCAACTGATTTGATGTCTGTGGATGATGAAGAAGGTGAAGAGGAAGAAGAAGAGGAAGAGTCTGAAGAAGAACCTATTGAAGAAAAAATTAGTATTGGTACTAATATGAGCGTGGGAACACATCGTGGTAAAGGACCAAAATCAATTGGAGCTCCAGAAAACCCTAAATCTATCACTGAAGCCACTAAGAAACTTGTTTCTGAAACAACCAAAAAATATAACCTTTTATTGACTGAAGCTAGCAAATTGAGAGCTGAGAACCAAGAGTTCAGAACAGCTTTGAAAGAGTTTAGAACAAAATTGGTAGAAACTGTAGTGTTTAATAGCAATCTTACTTATGTAACTAAATTGTTTACCGAACACGCTACTACTAAGGTTGAAAAACAAAACATCATTAAAAGATTTGATGAAGATGTTTTAAGTCTTAAAGAATCTAAAAAGTTGTACAAAACTATTGTCAACGAATTGGAAACTAGAAAACCAATTTCTGAATCAGTAGAAAACAAAATCATTAAAGAAGCTACAACAAGTTCTTCAAGACAATTGAACGAAAGTACTGCGTATGTAGACCCTTCAACTAAACGAATCTTAGATTTGATTAATAGAGTTGAAAGAAAATAATAACAAATAACAAAAAACTAAAACAAATAAAAACATGTCACATTTATTAACATCTGGACAAGTGGGTAATATCGGATTGAACCACATGAAGGCTATCCGTAAAGAAACCCAATCAAAATGGGATAGCTTAGGCTTCCTTGACGGTCTTAAAGGCCACGTAAAAGAAAATATCGCTCAGTTATATGAGAACCAAGCTTCTACATTACTTACTGAGTCTACAACTGCACAATCTTCTGGTTCTTTCGAAACAGTTGTATTCCCAATTGTACGTAGAGTTTTCTCTAAATTATTAGCTAACGACATCGTGTCTGTACAAGCTATGAACATGCCTATTGGTAAATTGTTCTTCTTTGTCCCTCAAACATCTAGCCGTGTAAACTCTGCTGGTGTTGCTGGTGATGATTATTCATTAAGTCCAAGTTCAGACGTTTATGGTACAACATTCTCAGCTCACACTGGTTTGAATGGTGAACACAACGGTGTTGCTACTGCTGCTGCGTTGCCAGTTGCTGCTACTAAAGCTTCAACTCCATTGACTCAGTTCCAAGCTAAAAACATGTATGATATCTTCTACAATGACGGTTTATTCGACAATTCAAAAGGTACTCTTACTATCAAAACACAAACAACTTACACAACCTTCACATTTAATTCAGATGGTTCATTAACCCCTACTTATGGTGCTACTTTATTGCCAACATCTACTGATGGTTCAGTTAGAAGTGCAATCGTAGGTCTTTCTGGTTTCTCTGGTGGTGCTGGTTCTAATGGACGTGAAGTATTAACTGGTCCAGATGGTAACAACATGGATACTGAATCATTCTTGGCTTCATTGCACGTTGTTGCTGGTGGTAACTATAAAGATTCTGATGGTAACACAGTTATTGCTACTAACAAAGAAATTCCTTTCCGTGTAGTAACTCAACAATATGGCAAGGCTATCGTTCAAAATCCAACATCTAACTTGGTAACTGATACTGGTCTTATCTATCTTGAATTAGATTTCCGTCATCCAGTTGGTACAACTGCTAGTGGTACTGCCCTTGCTGGTACTTCAACTTATGATGGTTATGTAGGTACAACTGGTGCTACTGGTGGTATTGCTTATTCAACTTCAGCTGTTACTAACAGTTTAAGTTTTGCATGGGCTGAATATTCTTCATTAGAACTTGAAACAGAATTGGGAGAGGTTTCTTTCACACTTTCTGAAGTTGTAGTTGCTGTTGAAGAAAGAAAATTACGTGCAACATGGTCACCAGAATTGGCTCAAGATGTTAGTGCATTCCACAACATTGATGCTGAAGCTGAATTGACAGCTATGTTGTCAGAACAAGTTGCTGCGGAAATTGACCGTGAAATCCTTAGAGATTTACGTAAAGCTGCTGCATGGCAATTACGTTGGGACTACAACGGTTGGAGAAAAGCTTCTTCTGCTGCTAGCCCATACACTCAAAAAGACTGGAACCAAACTCTTCTTACTAGAGTTAACCAATTGAGTGCTCAAATTCATAAATCAACTCTTCGTGGTGGTGCTAACTTCATCGTGGTTTCTTCTGAAATCTCTGCAATTTTCGATGATTTGGAATATTTCCACGTATCAGATGCTAACCCAGAGCAAGACCAATACAACATGGGTATTGAAAGAATCGGAACTTTAAGTGGACGTTACCAAGTGTACCGTGACCCTTATGCTCCAGCTTACTCAGTAGTCGTTGGTCACAAAGGTAAATCATTATTGGATACAGGTTACATTTACGCACCATACGTGCCATTGCAATTGACTCCAACAATGTACAATCCTTTTAACTTTGCTCCAGTTAAAGGTATCATGACTCGTTACGCTAAAAAAGTTGTGAATAATAGGTTCTACGGCCACGTGCGTGTAGACGGTGTTCCAACCTTCAATGTAGCTGAATTAAGATAATTAATTCTAAAATAAAAACTTAAAAGGTGAGATTTTTCTCACCTTTTTTGTTTTTAGTACTTGACTTTTAAATAGATTGTTTGTATATTTATATTATGAGTAAAAAAATAGAATTAACGCCAGAACAAACATATGAATGTTTACGTATGTATAATGAAGAACTATTAGGTTCAACAACAATTAGCAAAAAAATGGGTATACATAAAACAATCATTATTAGAACACTTAAAGAAAATGGAATTGTATTAGGGTCATCTGGAAGACGAAATATTGGAGGTAGACAAGTTGCACAAAAGAAATATGAATCTAAACCAGATATAAAATTAAAAAGAAGCAAATTTTATAAAGAATGGTCTAAAGAAAATAGAGAATATTTACGTGAAAAACATACTGAATGGAGGGAAGATAATAAAGAACGTGTAAATAAATATAAGCGTGATTATGAACGTAAAAGACGTTCTGAGGACCCAAAGTATCGTTTAGGTGTTAGAACCCGTACCGCTGTTTGGCAATTGCTTAAAGAGCGTGGTATTAAAAAAACAAATAAAACATTTGAATTGCTTGGGTATACGATTGAGGAATTGATGAATCATTTGGAAAAACAATTTGTAAACGGTATGACGTGGGATAATTATGGTGAGTGGCATGTTGACCATATAAGACCAATGTCAAGTTTTAATTTTACATCACCAGAAGACCCAGAGTTTAAAGAGTGTTGGCGATTGGAAAATCTTCAACCATTATGGTGGCCAGATAATCTTTCTAAAGGACCAAGATATTTATAGATATGAAGTTGTTGATAAAAAAAATATTAAGAGAAAACCTTAATAATGACATCATTTTTGTACGAACAAAGAATTTTGATAATCGTGGTACCATTAGAAAATTACCTTATGATGGCATTCAATGTTGGTGTATCCTACGAGAAGATTTAGATAAATATATTAATGAGCTTGAATTATGGGGTGGTAATAAAAGAGATGTTGAGCTGGTGAATTCGGTGGGTTTTAAGGTTTTTGCTATAAATTATCCAATGGCTCATAAATATGTTATGGGTGAAGTAAATGAAATACCAAAATTAGAATCATTTAATGTAAATAAACATAGAATTAAATTCATAAAACAACACGGAAAGACCATGTTGGAGTACGTTGCTGATTTAACATATCAAATTATTCTAACCAAATAACAGGTTTTACGGGCATGTAAGAGTAGATGGTGTACCTACATTCAACGTAGCAGAATTAAGATAATTAATATTCTTATATAAACTTAAAAAGGTTAGAATTTATTCTAGCCTTTTTTTGTTTTATACGTATATTATACTTATGAATATTTTAGTAACAGGTGGTCTTGGTTATATTGGTAGCCATACCGTAGTAAAACTTATCGAAGAAGGTCATAACCCAATCATTGTCGACAATTTGTCCAACTCATCAATTGATGTGCTTGAAAACATAAAAACCTTGACAGGTAAAGAAGTAGAATGTCATTTTATTGACTTGAGTGTTTTTTCTATAGAGAATGTGCTTACAGATGTTGATTGTATCATACACTTTGCGGCATATAAATCAGTTTCTGAATCAGTTAGGGAACCAATAAAATACTTTGATAATAATATTACCAGTACAATCAAGCTTTTACAAGCAGCAAAAAGCATGGGTGTAAAGAAGTTTATCTTTTCATCATCATGTACTGTATATGGTGAACCAGATAAGTTTCCAGTAAATGAAGATACACCAATAAAGCCAGCTAAAAGCCCATATGGGCTCACAAAACAGATTTGTGAGGAAATCCTACAAGAAGTTAGTAAAAGTGGTTTAAATGTGGTTATATTGCGTTATTTTAATCCTATTGGAGCTCATCCATCTGGATTGATATCAGAAAAACCTAAAGGTGTGCCAGAGAATCTTATACCATACATTACGGGTGTGATAGAAGGTAAATATCTTAATTTAAAAATATTTGGCAACGATTATAATACACATGATGGAACGGCAATTAGGGATTATATTGATGTCAATGATTTGGCCGATGCACATGTAAAATCAATTTCAGTTACTGAAAAAGAAACATTTTCTGTTATCAATATTGGTTCTGGAAATGGGTATAGCGTTATGGATGTACTTGAAGCTTTTAAAAGACATGGTTATGAAATACCATATGAAATATGTCCACGTAGGGATGGTGATATTGAAAAAATATATTCAGATAGTTCAAAAGCAAAAAATATAATGGGTTGGGAACCCATCAAAACAATTGACGATAGTGTAAAATCTATCATAAAAACATTGCATCAACCTTAACAATCACTCAAAGTCTTTAAGCTATTCAGCTGATTCATTCTCTTGTTGTCATAATAGGTTAATTTTTATAAAGATACCAAAACTTATTGTAAATTACAAATATTTATAGTTGATATGAAAAATTTAATTAAAAAACTTTTAAGAGAAAATTTGTTAATTGAGAGATTAACAAATATAGAATCAGATGTTAATTTATTATACAATCTTTATTTTAAAAATGATATTGATGAGATTGAAAGAACCAATATTGTAACTAGAAATATGTTTAAAGAAAATCAAACAACAACGAGGATTTTTAAAGATGGGGAATGTATCATTGCTAATCAATTAAAACCATGTACTATTTTGGTTAATATGGGTAGTAATTTTTACGACCCAAAAAAATCATTAATAAGTATTGGTATACATAAAAATGCTTTAGCTCATGTGTTATCGAATGGTGGTGATTTTGTTAAAGCTGTTAATGATTTAAGTGATTACAAACAAAAAAAGATATTTAAAATAGAATTTACCGAAGAAAAAATTAAAGGTTCTATTCATCATGAATTAACACATTGGATTGATGATGTGTTTCATAATAGACACATAGAAAAAAGAATCAATAAACAGGTGGAATTACAAACAAGAGATATAGGTGGAATTCCAGTTAACGCAACAAAAATGGAAATACAAGGACAAATTCATAATATTAAACAATTATACAATAAATATAAAAATAATTGGAATGTCTTGACATTTGACGATATATTAAATATATCACCAGCCTTAAACACTGTAAATAATAGTTTACCAAGTAATTTTAAAGAAAGATGGATAAGAGATTTAAAAATTAGAATGAATAGAGAAGGGTTATTAGGTAAAAATATGAGATAAAAAAAAAGGGGGTTAAAAACCCCTTTTTTATTGCGTTAACTATTATTTTTGATTAGGCTTTTTGACCACAATTCGCACAGAATTTATCGGTCTTGCCAAATTTTGAACCACAGTTGGTACAGTATCTTTTTACATTGATATCATCTACGGTATTAACCTTTTGAGAAACTGGTAAGAGTTTATACTCTACTATATGGAATGGTGAATATTCAAATGATTTGTTTACATAGGTGAACTCTTGCTCAGAATGTGAACCTTTTTCAACTCTTCCTGTTTCTATTGATTTTTTGTTTCTGGCTAGAGTTCTTTTAACGTCCTTAATAGCATTAAAATCATCAATAAAAGAATCAAACGTTGTCTTAGAATTAGAAAGGTTGAATAGATTAGAAGACACTGATGGTGTAAAACTAGCATTACCAGTAGATACGTTTGTAGTTGTTACGGAACCATTGGTCAAACTATTTGTGGACATTGTACCATTACGTAAAAACTGAGGGTCAGTACCTGTAAAATTAGAACCACCAATACTTGTATTGCTGTAATAAATATTAGTTCTATAAGTCCAATTTGGTGTTATTCTAATCGGTGGGTTTTCTTGACGTTCTTTATAAAATTCAACTTTGATATCACCATTGTTTTCAATGGCTTTTTTAACCTCATCGGTTTCACCCACTTCATAGGTATCAAATAAGAATTTTTGAGCAACATCCAAATAACGGTCAAGGAATAAACGTTGACCTGGATTTATTATTAACCCTCCTTGGGAAATAACCTTTCTATTTAACTGAATCTTGGCCAGTACTACGTCTGATGTTGGGTTAAATAATTCAAATTGGAACTCTTGTCCTTTTTGGAGATAATAGGTCGGCATATCCAGACCCTTTGAATAGAGCTTTACTCTAGATTTGTTGACAGCAAGGTTTGCTGTGGGCACACTTGGTGCACAGATGTTTTGTTTCATTTTTATTAACTTTTAATTTTTGTTATTTGTACCGATACCTTTGTTGCCGAAACAACTCTAAACTGTTTTACCAGTCGGGACCAATACATTAGTCAACGCAATAATAAATATACTAAAACTTATAAAATTGTCAAGTGATTTTATTCAAAATCTGAACCCATTTCACAAATGGTTGATTGAATTTGATGCCAATATGTATCAGCTTCGTCTGGTATTGAATCTCCAGACATACCATTATTTTTGATTTCTGAATTGATTGTATTTTGTTCTTGTCTAAGGTTCTCCAAAGGCACATGAATCTTTTGCATGATTCTATTTTTGGTTGTTTTATCCATACCTTCTAGAGCCTTCTTGACGTAGAATGCGGCTTCTTGATAGCTGTTTATGGTCATTTTATTACACAGGGTTTGGGTCCCTTGATTCATGTCTTGACCATCAATCATTTGTTCATTTACTGGGTATTTTTTATTTATATAATCAGATATATCTGATTCTTTATAACCTAGCAATTGCCCAATTCTTATTGTCTCATCTCTGGTTGCTTCATATGATAGATAACCACCATATTTATTTGCAATATTAGATAATTCAAGGGCTTTTAATTCAGCACCTTTTCTAAAATAAATGAAAGCGTTATAACGATTCAATGGAAGACTTATAGTTCCTAAACCATGTTTTTTAATTTCATCCCAAAATGTTTTTTCTGGGATTGTTGCGGCTTTTAAGGTTATGAACCCCAAATCTCTCTTTCCGTCTATAACAGTTTTTAAAGCATCTTCATCTCGTTGTGCTTCGCTGGCGTTTATTACTTCACGTAGTAATTTTTTTATAAAGTTTTTCATATTATTGACCTTTTCTTAATTCTACTTGGCTGATAATATCAAATTGAACAGCGTTCTTTATTGTTGTTACTTCTAAATTTGAAGTGACTATTACATCCAAATAATAAGTATTAGGTATTAGACTAGCTGTATCCAATAAGAAATAGTAATAATTGTTGGCCATTTCTATTGGTTGAAAATCAATAACTGTAAGCTCACGCACACCTTCAGAGACATACAATCTGTATTTTATCCCATCAATTGCTTGAGTTTGTTCAACAGTATAAGGTATTCTAGCAGAAACCATAACCTTACGAATATCACCACGTTTGATTCTTTCTTTATTTTGAATACCACCAATAGACACAGCAATTTTTTTAGGTAGCATATCGTTGTTACCTATGTTGTAGTAACCCATTGAATCTTTAAGTACAAAATCTAAACTAATATCATCTCTAGATACACCATTTACAACAATACCAGCCCACATATCGTTGTACATTGTTTCAATGTTTGATGATGTAGTTGCTACCGTTATATCAATTGAGTAAACACCTAGCGTTACATGATTAACTTGTGAAGGTATGAATGTTTGAACTACTGTTCCGTTATTATCATATATATAAACACTTGGGAGGGTATCTAAATTGGTTGGGTTACCAGCTAGGTTTACATATAGGTATAGTTCGTTAGGTTTATCCAAGAAGAAATTGTTTCTATCGTCACTTATATGATTATCATAGATTGTTTCAATGTAAGGTTCATAAAAGGTTTGTGTATTGTTTGTAAAGAAACCAACATATTGTAATGTTGTTGTATTCATTAATTCAAAAGGTCTATTATACGCAATACCTAACCCATAATTTGTATTACCAGTTAGTAAACCATTTACATAATTAGTAATATCCATTTCTAGGTTTTCATTACCCTTGTCAAAGTGTTGCGTACTAACCGTTATACCAGAAGGACTTCCAGAATAAACGCCAGTGCCGTTGGCCCATGCAACACCTGTTTGAGCTTCAACCCAATTTGACGCACCATTGGAAAAAGCTCCTTCACCAAACATTAAAATTGGTATTTCATAATCATAACCAACACCATTATCCCACGATTGGTTTATTTTAAAGGCTATCAAATCAAAAGAACTTGCTCTATCTTTTCCACCCATGGTACCATTCAAATAAGCTGTATCAAAAGAAGCTGTATTTGTAAGTCTAAGAGTATGTTTTAATTTGGTTAAATCGGTAAAAGTACCGCCTGTATATAAGTCTTTAAGTCTTGTTTCATCAAAATGAAATAATAAACGACTATATTTTTGTTCACCAATAGCACCACCATAAAATAGTTCAGATACTGGGTTTAAACCAGTATTTACGTCTAGGTTACTAACGATTGTATTATTTTTATCAAAAAAGGTTCTAATTACCATGGTTATTTGTTTTACTATAAATATATAGCAGCCTACTAATTGATACGAATGTTTTTTGAAAGCATAGATTTTTCCAAATCGTCAGCTTTGGTTTTGAATATTGCTATAGATTGTTTGTTTCCATCTGAGGTCAAATCAGTTGGAAAGTTTCCACTTCCATTATGTACGTGGTTAAACAAAGCTTCTTTCATAAGAATCAAATACTGCAATAAAACATCACCAAATGGCAATTGATGAGCTTGGTCTAGGATATTCGCCAATTCATCATCACTAATCAAATTATCTTGATTTGTTATATTGAACCTAGGGCTACCATCAGCATGTGTTATAAGATTTATTTTACTGGCCACAATGTTGGTAACTGAACCTCTTAGTTCATCTTGATTATTGGTTTTGGGTACAACAATCACATCATTTTTAATTTGAATATAGCTTTGTGTTCTGGTATTGAATTTAAAAGAATAAGGATTGTTATCGTTAGGTTTAGATGTTTCAAATTTACCAGCTCTAATAACAATCTCATTATTTTTTTGAGTTATATCAGTATTGTACCTACCTTGAATAGATATGTCGTGTGGTTCTGGAAAAACACCGTTTAGTTCTGGTATTAGTTTTGGATTTTTAGCTGGGTAGGCTGGAGCAAAAGTAAAACCAGCCAAAGCTGAAAATTCGAATGGGTCTCTATCTAGTAATGGTAGTTGTGAAATAATTGGGCCTATGTAAAGTCTATCTACATGTTGTTGATAATCACTAAACACAAAAATAAGCACGGCCTCACCAATTTTAGGTGTTACTGACAAATGTTTAGGTAATAATGGAAAACACCATGGTAAATCTATGTCTAATTTGCCATCATCAGCACCTTGAGACTTTGGACCTTTGATATGAACTTTTATTCTACCAAGACCCATATCTTTTTTAGGACCAGAATTATGTTCAATTTCTTTAACAATACCTATTCTTATTTTTGGTGTTATGTTTATTTTGTCATATAAACTTTCTTCGTTTCTTTCTGCTTTATTAGTGCCCACTGTTTACCCTTTTAAATATTATTTTATGTGCTCTTTCATATTTTATTTGTAATTCTTCCATCTTATCATAATCTTTAAGCATTTTTAATTTCAATGCTTCATAATCGGCTTCCATTTGTTTAATCTCAAAAAGAATTTCATTATTTGATTTGTTTTCTAAATCTTCCATGATTTGTGTTTTTATTATCTTATTATACCATCACCAATACCCATAGCCGTTGTAGCACCTTGTGATACAACTGGTCCAAGTGGTGAAGCACCAACGGTTGATACAGCAATACCAGGTTGAATAACAACATCAACTCTGGCTTCGTTTAATATTGCATCAATAATTCCTTGAATTCTTATCACTTCCATAGCCTCTTCCGAGTTTGGACCATCGGCGAAAACATCACCAACAACTCTACCAGAATTGGATTGTTTGCTAATAATTTCAGCAGCGATGCTTTGTGCTGAAATACCAGGACGTAATTTAGCACCAATCATAATCAACGGTGGTGGCAATGGTTCAACTGGTATTTGTGGTATTGAAAAGGCACTTAAAATTATATTTAAAACACCATTTATTGACGATAAATTAAACCCAGAAATTGGGATTGGTTTTGAATCTGACATTATATTAAATTTTCTAAAATTTTCTTTATTGTGTCTATTGGTATACCAGCAAGACTTTGTAATTGTGCCAATTTGTTGACGGCTTTTTCTTTTTGTCTTTTTGCAATTGCTTCGGATACCAAAGAAGATATTTCTTTTAAAGCTATTGTCAATAAAATTTTAATCAATTCTTCAGCGATAGCTTTCATAATTGAATTCATTAGATTTTTATTTTTTTTGATAAAATCTATTGCATCAGTAAATGTAGATGTTGGACCATAAACTATTTTATAGTTTATAACAAAAGAAAAAATAATCTTTGGTGATAAAAAAATATTTACAATAGATTTTATCATACTGCTAATAATCTGTTGTATAAAACCCAATTTTACAGTGGGTATATCAATTTTGCTAGGTATATTTAAAGCACTTAAATTAGCCATTTTATTCAAGTTACTGGTTAAGGCATCTTTCTTTTCTAGCAATGTAGTTGCAAACGACATATCAGTATTAAAATTGGTTAGGCTATCAATTGGCACACTTGATGGAACTTTATTAGCAACGTCAACCGTAATAGAACCTTTTTTTCTATTCAAAGCTTCTATTTGATTTGCATAAGTTTCTTCTTTGGTAAATGAAAACGCAGAATCACCAATAGGGTTTTTATTTACGTTATTAACCATTTTATCAACAATGTTATTTATCTTGGCTTCACTCTCCAATTGTTTTAAAGATTTACCAATTATTGAAGAAACAGAACCGTAAATAATATCCATTATTTTGTTAACAATATTTTCGGTGTTTAATAATGTTAAACTATCTATAAAATCATTGTTAAGGTCAGTAAGGGTTTTACTGTTGTAAGTTGAGTGTGCCTTGATTGTAAGTGTATTATTTGGGTTGCCACCAGTACCCAAAGAATTAAATGTGATATCAAATATGTTACGCCATGTATATGTGCTACCATCATCTTGAATCACGCCGTATAAGAAAGTGTTAAAATCTGAGCTGTTTGTTAGTGGGGTTGTAACATCATTATAAAGTAATTTACCACCAACAGAATTTGGGTCTGTTCTTAAAACATCCATAAAATCAATCTTATGAACTTCAATTACTATACCGCTACCAGTAGATTGTATCCATGTTGGTAAGTGTGGGTCAACACCACAACTTACGATTGTTTTAAGCTCTACTTTTAAGACTTTTTTTATTTGACGTTCAATTTTTGGTATTGATTTAGTCAACGTATCAACAACGGCACTAACCAAGGCTTGATAACCAACTAAAGATTTAATAAGGTCGGTAAGAAAAGTGATAGAATCACCACCATTATTAATTGATGGTAATGATGAGCTAAGCTTTAATTTTGGTAACCCTTGTGTTAAAGTTTTAGCAGCCGCTATTTTTCCAAATACCTTTTTTTTCTTATCAATTATAGCCATGATTAATCGGTGTTGGTTTCGTTATCAGTTTTATCCTTTCTAAGCATTTCTCTAATTGATTTAAAATCACTAAGTGATGCTGTTCCGTTACTCCTATTAGAAATAGCTGTATCAACATCACCACGACTTTTAATGATATCACTTTGTAGTTTGGCCAATTCTAATTTAACCCTAATAGCAGAATCCTTAACTTTCAAAAGACCAGCTTTTTCTTTGACAATCTTTGTTAAGTCATCCACATCGGTTGGGGTGGCACTTGCAGATAATTCATTTATGGTCTTTTGAGCATCATTAATTTGTAAACAAGCATCGTTATAGGTTTCTTGCATAAGACCCTCTAATGACTCTGTATCGTTTACTTTTACGTCTTGTTTTTTCTTTCTTGGCATAAATTTGTTTTACTATAAATACCTTGAAAACTAGTTTTATTGCGGTTTTCTATAAACCATGATTTTTTAATAGGTCATAAAGTCCCTTGTATCGTTTCATAGCCAATCGAATATCTTTGGTTGACAAATTGGTATAGTTTCTCATGGTTTCTAACACGGAATTTTTATTATACTTGGAACCACCATTCATTGATTCAAAGGCTGTCTCCCAGTTTTCAAGAATTTCTATTAAGGCGTACCCTACTTTCTTCTCATTATCACTTAATTTTTTTTTCGGTAGTTGGTTTTCATCGTTTAATTCTTCTTTGATACCATCAGTAACTTTTTTAATGAAACTATCCATTGAAAAAGAATCCTCATCCATTATATAAGTTAAATCACTTCTTTCTTCTAAATCTTCTGAAACATCCTCATAAGAAGATGTTTGCCTCATGTATTTCTCATCTTTAATAAGTAACCCTAAAATATAGTTTTTACTTATGGTACCAAAATAAGAATAAGCTTTTTTTCCTCGTCCTATCTCAAACTTATGTACTTTTGTCATTAAGAAAGATACGGTGTCACTATGAAGTCCATCAAACGTTTCGCCCTTTCTATATAATTTATACCTTCTAATAATCGATTCAATCATTTTATCAAGTGGTGCTTTTAACCACTCGTTAAAAATTTGATTCCTTTCTATTTCGTCTGTTGACTCTAAAAATTTAACAACGGCTTCTTCTTCGTCTGGACCAAAATACATTTCGTTAGTTCTTTTGCGTCCTCGTTTAATCATTTAAGCTGTTTGTTCAATATACGTTATTTTTCTATCTTTAGCAAAGTAGTATTCTTTTTTAGCCTGTGCTAACCACCATCTAGCTTCTGTAGGGTTAAGTGTTTGGTTATAAGAAGAAAACAATGAATTTGGTCTTTGGTTAACATGTTTATATCCAAATCTTGGAATAACCATTGTTTTAACAGCTTTAAAAGTCATACGTAATAAAAACTCATAAATAAAAGTTAATTTGATGCTTGATTTAAACCCTCCGAATGTTTCATACACTGATTTTTTCATTACCATACCATCAATATTAAAGTTTTGGTAAGCCAATAAAGCGTTGTTATCCAAAATACCTAATTCATCTGAAAAACTTTGAGCCCAAACGGCTTCATTGGTAAGACCAATAAATTGACCTGTAGCATCAACATCTACAACGATAGGCATAAAGATTTCAACATCGGTATGAGCCGCTCTGTATTTAATAACATTTTTAAACCAAATGTTTGCATATTCATCATCAAATTCTAAGATGCTAAACCAATCCGATTTAGAAGTTTTCACACCAAAATCAACTTGACTAGGAAAGTCAGTTTCGCCATCGTTTTCAGCAATTGTTATGTTTGAAGTAAAATCACCAAAATCTAGTGATTTGACATAAGTGGCTACTTCGCTATCTTTAGGTACCACAATAACCAATTCGTCTGGTCTTACTATTTGTAGCTTAACGCTTTCTACTGCGTTATTAAAAAGCGTTTTAGTTTCATCGTTCAATTCGTGCACTGGTAGTATTACGCTAATGTCAGTTTTTGTTTTATTTTCCATTGTATTTTTGTTTAATTAGGCGTTAGTTTTTTCTGAAGCTTCTTTAGCTTGTGCTTCTAAGTTAGAAATCATGTTATTAAATTCACTTATTCTTGATTGTAACAAATTATCATAAACAGTTGATAAGGTTTCTTTTTGTTTTTCGCTAGTGTATTGACCTTTGCTTTCATTAATGCTATCAATCATATCACTAGGAACTGAATCCTCTAACCAAACTTTGATATATGTTGCAATAAGTTCTGGGATATTGATTGTTGTGTTGGTCCACACACCATTGTTTTTTATTGAATAGTTTCCTTCAACATCTTTGTTTTCCATCCATTCTGGGATAAGATTTGGCATCTTACCGATAACGGGTGTACCACATTCAATAGCTTCTAATGGGAAAGTACCAAATCCAGATTGTTCATCAACCCAAACAGCCAAACACGATTTAGCTAATTCAGCAGCAAATTGTTTTCTAGGTAATCCTCTTAACTCTTTGAACGTAATCCACTTGTATACTGGAAATTGCAAATAAAAAGACTTAGCAATCTTAGCGGCATCACCTTGATTTCTTGTAACCATAGTAACTACTGGAATTTTAGGTTTATCGCTATTGGTAAAATAACTAGGGATAGATACTGGAATAACATGTGTTCTAATTGATGGGAATAGATTATTAACATATCTAGCTTGTTTTAAACTTGTTGTGATAACGTCAAAAAAACCATAATCAGTATTCCATCTCTTGCCGATAGGTAAAAGTTCCAATAAATAATCATAACTTTGTGAAAACACGATTTTTTTACATGGGAAATTTTTAACTTGGTCCATTATGTTAGAAAAGATTTCTGGGATGACAATGAAATCAGCTGGGCTAATGTTCAATTGTTGACCTTCAATTGATGCGTGAGGTAATGAAGCGTATTCTTCACCTAACCAATCTGAAATACCTTGTCCATTTGCATCCCCTTTTAATTTGTAATCATTTTTTTCATGAAGAATACTTGCTTTATATCCTAATTCATTTAACAATTTTACGTGTTCGTAAATGTTAGCAATACCAGCTGTTGGGTTGCCTTTGGTGTCCAAGGTAAAAAAGTATAAACTAAAATCTTTATCTTCTAATTTTTTTATAACCCCTTTGGCTTGGTTGATTTGGTCTTCGAATTGTTTTAAATTTTCTGCCATTTTTTGTTTTTTTTGGTTTTGTTATTCTTTTTCTTTTATTATTCCGTAATTGTATAAGGTGTTGAAGGCTAATTTATATGAAAACGGTGTTTTATCTAAAGCTCTTTCAGCACCTAAAGAAGTATCTGATTCATCTTCGTAATCCAAGATAATTTCAAACATTGTTCTAATTACTTCAAATTTTGCAGCATCAATTTCTTTACCTCTTAATGCGGATGTTTCGTATTCTTCAATACTTATAATACTACCCTCACCATCTTTAATTATTTTCTTTTCATTTGTTTTTATTATATCATTTGGCTTGACACCAGTTGGGGTTAGAATTTTGTCTAAAACCCCCAAATCAATATAATAAACAGTTCCACCGAATTCTATCATATTATTGGATTTCTTCGTAAGTTGTTGTTATTGTTTTTTTCAATATATTTTTTCTAAGTTCTTCATCTTTTATGAAGTCAAGTATTGAATCTATTTCATAATCAGCTTTAACATCTGTGTTGTAATTTGTTTTTACCTTTACACTTATTTTATCAGATGGTTTACATTCTAGAGCTTTAGGATTTGCCGTAATTAAAACATCCAAATCATCCCATTTTTTTTCATAGGTTTTGACAAATCTAATATTAGTGGGTCTAGCCCCTGTTTTTGATAAAAAGAAAAGGGTTGATGGTATGGCTTTATTTACTTCTCGGCTAACAATTTCAATTTCGTGTTCACCTTCGTCTTCAATATCCATTAAAAATTCGTTTAAATGGTTGATTAAACCATCGTGTAATTGGTCTGCATGACCAAATATTTCTAGAGGTGCCTCCAAATAAAGGAAACTATTAAATTTATCAATGTTTTCAAATTTAAAAAACTCTATCAAATCAAAGCTGGTTACATCTTTAACAGTAAGTTTTGTTTCGGCAACATACTTGTCATAGGTGTAAGCAAACTGACCGATAAAGTCTCGTAATACCTCATTTATACTAATTCCTATTTTCATATAACCAATTTAATGGTTAAATGTTAATAAGTAAAGCAAAAATAAACGATTAATTAAAAAATTTTAAAAATTTTTCTTTCCAGTTTAATTTTTTAGGTGTAACAACCCTTATTTCTTTTGGTTCTTCAATTGGTTCTTTGAATATATTGATAAAATAACTGGTTAATCTGTGTCTTACAATATCGGTTTCGTTAAACTCTACAACACCTACCCCATCAACTGGTGATTTTTTAACTCTATTAACCAAACGTTCAAGTGAACTATCTTTTTTGTTTTTGATGTCGATTTGTTCACAATCACCTAAGATTATAGTTTTGGTGTTTTCTGAAAACCTTGTAAGAAACGTCTTGGCGTTGTCGTGGCTGATGTTTTGGAACTCGTCAACAATTATTATAACATTCTCAAAAGACCTACCACGGATGGAACCAAAAACCTCAAAATTTATTAAATTTGCTTCAATTAACTTGTTGGTGTTGGGTTCACCTATTAGTTTATAAAAAGCATCCATAAAAGACATCATATGGAACTTAAGCTTTTCTTTTTCGTCACCTGGTAAAATACCCATATCTTCATTTCTAAGTTGGGTAATTGATTTAACCAATTTGATTTGTTTGTATTTATTTGGTTGTGTTTTAAGGAGTTCGAGTGCTTCAAATACGCTCAAAAGAGTTTTACCAGTACCAGCTGGGCCAGTACAAATAGTGACATCGTTTTTCTTGATGGATTGAGTGAGTTTCTTTTGAGTTTCGTTTTTATGCTTGATGTCAAATTTTAAAGTGGAAAGTAGATTATTGTTAAAACCCGTAACAATATCTGAAACATCTTCGTTTTTTTTAGCTCTGCTAGTAGTAGACGGTTTTTTACTCATGCATGTGTTTTATAATAAATATCTTAACGTTTCACATTTGGATGATTATTTTAAAACCATTTTGTTATTTTCCACTATGTCTTTTCAAAAGTGGCGAATTTATAGCTATAAAAGTGGTTTTTTACTTTACCATTATAACCAAGGTTTATTTTTTAACCATATGTTCATATTTTTCTAGATTTTCTAGCAAATATTTCGGATATGATTCATCTATTTTTACATGTGTTAACCCACCTCTAAAAAATGGGTCATTGTTTGACATTATATTATTTTTAACATTATCTTTATAATATGGTTTATTAAATTCTTGATGAGCATAAGCTTCTATTTTTTCAATTATTTTGGCTTCACCACCCATAAAGCTAAAATGCCAACCACCATCAGATATTGTTTTTGTTGTGTGTTTATTTTGTCTTAAACTATTCAAAGATATTGTTTTTAGTTTTCCCCAAGTACAAGCTTTAGGACCAGACCAATTTTGTTCCTTTAACATGTTTACGTAATAATAATACATGTTTTGGTTAAAATTAAAAACATCGTCATTAACATTTTTAATTTTTTGTATTTCAATTGGATTAGGGATTTCATCAATATCAGATATTATAACCATATCATCATCATTACAATTAACCAACCCTTTAATTATTGATTCACGTTGATATGTTTCAACACCCCATTGTGTTTCATGTCTTGGCCAATTTGGTGATTCATCAACATGTTTTAAAATTTTATTTTTTAATATTTCACTATCAGTTTTAGGGTTATCAATATAATTTATTTTCAAAAAACTATTTGGTGAATCATCAATAATCACATGGATTATCTTATCATTAAACTTATCAAATAAGTGTCTGTTTTCATGAAATAATAATTGTTTAGGTTTAGAGCTAAATGTTATTGTTGATTCGACAACAACAAAATAATCAACAACATCGTTTAAAATATTCATTCTCATCTCTAGTAATTCTAATTCATTAAAGAATAGAAAAGCATCGTATATTTTCATATCAAGTTTTTGTTTTTATAATAATTTATTGCTTCAGTTTTACACGTTTCATAATCAGATAAATTACCTTCTCTATCCATATATGTGAAACATCTGGTGTAAGCGTCACCAGTCGCCCAATAACCATCACTAACGTTATGTCTAGACCAATGTTTAGGAGCAATTATTTTTTCAACTTTTTCATTTAACCAAGCTGCCCACCAACCAAATGTTGAATTTGATATTATTAACCATTTTGCTTGATTAACAACGTAATAATCAAAACCAACATCTACATGTATTGCTTGAATTTGAAAAGGCATGAAGCTATTTGCACATTGTACATCATCGGTAATCAATAAAAATTTCATACTAGGGTTAATATTTAACATATGATTGATGGCGTTTTTCCAATATTCTTTTCTTAGTAAAACATTAGGTATGCTTCTGTACTCACCACCTCTAAAATTAATAACACATAAATTCTCATCCAAACTAATCCCCATATCACTTAATATTTTATCATAAGTTTGTTTGGATTCAGATTTAATTTCAAACCATTTTTTAATATCTTCTTTTCTATCTATGATGTAATCTTCAGATTGGTATATACCTCCTTTGGCCCCATTATGACCTAGCATAATTGAATTATCTTCTATTTCGTATAGTTTAGGGTCTAGCATTGTGATATTAACATCGTCAACATGCGAAAAAACTTTCCATGTTTCATGGAATTCTTTTGTTATACCTTCAACTGGTTTACCAAAATCAACGTTCATAAACGTCATTTGGTTTTTACCATTAAAATAATCATGACTTGGGCTTGGGTTTATACCCCATTCATATCCAAGTTTTTCAGCTATGGTTCTACATACAGCATATTGCCACATGTGGTTACCCAAATTACCTGTTAGATTTGTTGTTATCATTTAATTATCATTTAAAAATTTTGTTAATGCTATTTTTTTATTTTCAGTGTATTCTAAGTTACGATATATGTTATCATGATTTGATGATTTAAAATGTATTATAACATCAACATCATCTAAAGTAATAAAATCAATATGATATGGATGTGGGAAATTATAATCAACCATAGTTTTAGATATTTTAGAATATTTGTTTGGTAATTTTTCAAACAAATCTTCATACAAAAAATTTTCGTTAAATGTTAAATTATAATTATTTAATGTTATTCTACAGTCATTATTAATCAACCCATTAATTTCATTGTTTACATCTGTTAAAATACAATATAAAAACATTTTTTTTCTAGTGTATTCTGAATTTTCAGTTAATAAACACGATTGACCAAATGTATCTGTATTTGGTATAACATGTGGTCTGAAATTTAATTTTATGTTTTTAACTTTTTTCATATTAATTGAAAAAACTGCTGACCACATAAATTTATTTTGAGTTTCAATATAAAATAAATCATAATTGTTACATATTTTAGTTAATTCAATGTCAGAAATAAAAAACATATCTGAATCAATTTTAAAAACTAATTTATCTGAGAGATGATTAAATGACTGATTAAGTGCTTCACCAGCTATATCAGATGGACCCATATTATAATCAACTTTTATTCTATAAGATTGGATGTTTAAGTCATCACAAATGTCTTTTATTTTGTTAGCTTGTATTTCATCAGAAGCATTATTAAAGATAATATATTCATACTCACCTTTAACATGTTTTAATATGCTATCATATTGTAATTTAATAAAATCTTCGTGTTTGTTGAAGACAGATATGATGTAAACTTTTTCCATTATTTTGTTAGTTTTTTAACAGTAGACAACGCAGATTCAATTACTTGATGCATATCATAATATTTGTATTCTGCCAATCTACCTCCAAAAATTATTTTTTTTTCAGTGTTTGCTAATTCTTTATATTTTGAATATTTAAGATTGTTTTCAAAATCATTAACTGGATACATAGGTTCTGTTTTTTCTGGTTCATAATCCACAGGATATTCCCATGTAACCCAAGTGTTTTCAACATCATTTTTTTCAAAATGTTTATGTTCAATAATTCTAGTAAATTTTGTATCTAAATCAGTATAATTCATAACGGAAGTACCTTGATAATTTTCAACATTAAAAAATTTATGTTCAAAATTAGTTGTCTTATATTCTAAATAACCAAATTGATAATTATAAAATTTATCAATAGGACCTGTGTAGATTATTTTTTTACCTAAATTATCCCAATATTCTTTATTACAAAGGTAATCATTTTCTAATTTAACGTCAATACCATCCAACAACTTTTTAAATATTTCAGTGTAACCACCAATAGGAATACCTTGATATTTATCATTAAAATAATTGTTATCATAAGTAAACCTTACTGGTAATCGTTTAATGATTTCTTTCGGTAGTAATTTCGGGTCTTTTTTCCATTGTTTAGTTGTGTATCCCTTTATTAATTTTTCATAAACGTCATATCCAACTAATTTTATGGCTTGTTCTTCTAAATTTTTAGGGTCAGTAATTGTAGTTGTTTGCGTTTCTATTATTTTTTTAGCATCGTTTGGTGACACCACATTAAATAATTTTGAAAACGTCCACATATTAAATGGTAGTGAATAGATTTCACCTTTATAATTTGCTACTGGCCTAAAAGTAAAATCATTAAATTCAGCATATTTGTTAATCCATCCCCAAACTTCTTCGTTTGAAGTGTGGAATATGTGCGGACCATATTTGTGTATGTTTATACCATCTCTATTCTCGGTATAGCAATTACCACCAATATGGTTTCTATTTTCCAGTACCAAACATTTGTGACCCAAATCTGTTAATTCTCTAGCACAAATAGCACCAAAAAATCCAGAACCAACAATTACAAAATCATACATTTGAAATGTCTTTGTATTTTTGTAATATATCAATCATCCCATCATGTCTTCTTTGAGGGCCAAATAAAAAATGAGATACCAATGTATTTGGTGCGGTACATGATGGCATACCTAAATCTTTAGTTTTAACTATGGTTAAATACGCTTCTTCATCAGTCAGTTCAGACTGGTCAGAGTTACCTTCAAAGTAACAATCATTTATTGGGCATATTTTTTTGAATGTATGACCAAACCAACAAACACAATTTATTGATACTTGTGGGCCGCCATCTGTGACTAATTCGCTTGTTTTGTTGGTGCCGTATTTATATGATGTGTCACCTATTTCAAAAACTATTTTTTCATCACACATAAATTTGTTATAGTCACCTTTTTGATAACTATCTATGAAGGTTTCGTGTAAATATCTAGCAAAAGATGGGTTAGTTAACGCTACAGGGTCACTAGGACCTAACATTGCTAGTTCTTTATGTGTTCTAATAATACCATGTCTATTATCAATCAACCCCCTGTCTTGTAAAATTTTTGAATGAAAAGGGTTATTTATAATAAATGGGTATATAAAAAAATATTCTTCATGTTCAAGTCTAAAGTTAACCAAATTTTCTATTGTATTATCAGCAACAAAGACAACATCGTCATCAAACCTAACATAAATTGTATCTTCATCTGTTGCTTTAGACCAGAACGGTGCTAGCGATAAATTAGGACAATCTCTATAATATGGCCAAGTCGGGTAAACCAAATTAACAAATGAATCGTTATTAGATAAGTTTTTCATATACTCTAAATCCTCAGAGTTTTCAGTATTAACCCATAAATCCCATCTATCTAATATGTGTTTGTTTTTACACATATATTTATATAAAATTTCTAGATAATTTCTACGTCCAGATGGCGTTATTGCAACTATTTTGTAATTATTTTTCACCTATATTTTAAAATTTAAGAATGTTAAACCATAACCTTTCAACGTGCCATGGCAAAACGAAATCAATTTTAAATCGTTCTAGAATTACTTTATAGAAATCATGGGAACGATTTAAAATGTAATTTTTATTAATAATGTATTGTTGACCAGCAGCAAACGTACATTTTTCTGGTGTTTCTGAACCTAAAATTGCGTTGGCTGTTTCTTTTAATCTAAATCTTTTCATGTTTGGAAATGGCATTGATGAGTCTTTTTCAACCAAATGCTCATACCAACCATTAATATTCTCATCAATAACATGGTCTGATAAACATACGTAGGGTTCATCGGTATGATTTTTAATCATTTCAAACACATTTTTACAATGGTCAAACGGTTTGCCTTGTAGAAAAATAACATAATCTGGTAAATTGTTATAATTTTCTACAATATAATTTATGAAAGTATGACCATCTCTTCCAAAATTTTCCAAAGATATTGATTCAATTTCAATGTTTTGTTCACCTTTGTTGTAAAGTTTAATGTTGAATTTATTTGAATCTAATTCTTTAACCCATGAAACATCTTCATTATATCTAGATATGATAACATCATATTTTTTCATGCCTTTCTTTCAATTACTATTAAAAAGTTATCGTAAGAAGAATACTGCGTATCATGTCTTAAATCTCTAGTTGTAAGCTCATACCCATTAGGTATCAAAGGTTTTACATAACTAAGCCAATGTTCTGGTTGTTGACAATCTTCTATTATTAAAAAACCTCCTTTATTAAGTTTATCTAAATAATTGTTAACTACAAACATAACATCATTTAGATGATGACTTCCATCGTCAATAATAATATCAAACATTACATCTTTAAGTGTTTCTTTAAGTGAAGGGTTTTTGATGTCAGAAATTATATAATTAAAATCTGGTCTTCTATATTCATCTAATATACAATCTATAATATCAATACCATATATATTTCCATTTTGGAAGTAGTCTTTCCACGCACATAAACTACCACCCTTTTGTATACCAATTTCTAAAAAATTAATTGGGGCGTTTCTATCAAATTTTTCGAATATTTCATCATACGATAAACCATATGAATGACCGATACAAGGTTCTGGGTTATCAACAATATTCCATCTATATAAATCATCATAGATATTTTTAATTGTTCCATAATTTTTGTCTGTCTTGTACTTTAATAAAATTTCAGCTATTTTCATCTGTTTTTTCTTTTTATTTTTGTTATTATGTTATTTAGTTTTTACCAATAAAAACAATGCTTTTATATAAGTTAATAAATGCTACATTCATTTCAAACCAAGTCATTTCACCTAAAACTTTATCTTGATAGAAATGGTCCTTGGATATGTTTTTTAATTCAGCTAAACCACATTTACCGTTAGAATTAACGATATCTAATAGTTCTTTAAGCCTATCCATAAAATCAGTTTCATTTGGGCTGAAGATATCCCAATAACAACAATGCAAATCTTCAACTACATATAAACCATTGTTGTTTAGTAATGGAAATAGAAAATCAAACGTTTTTTTCATGTCTTTGCTTTTATGTGAACCATCATCAATAATAATATCAAATGGACCATACATATCATTAATTTTTTTTAGCTCTTCTAAATTTGTTTGGTCACAAACAAACGTTTTAATTCTATCAGTATTCATTCTTGAACAGTCAATAATATCTATACCGTATATTTTTGATTTTACAAAATATTCTTCCCAAGTTTTTAGCGAAAACCCATTAAAAATACCGATTTCTAAAATTTTCAATTCTTTATCTTTGTAAGCTGAAAAGTATTTTTCATATTTTTCAGCGTAATTGTGCAAGTTGTCGCTTTTGTCTGTACCATATTTTATACAGAGGTCGTTTATTAGTCCCATAATTAATTATTTTTTATCTTTTATCTTTACATATATGTCTCCGAATTCAAAGCTAAAATCTTTTACAGATTCTATATAAGAAACCAAATCTTGTTTATTTAACCAAGTATCAAATTTAAAATCCAAATCTTCTCTATAACCATAATTGTAAACACATTCTCCATTTATACTTTCAATGTAATTAACACAATCAACTGATGATTGACATAATTCTGGAGTGAATTCAACAGAAATGATATCGATAGGTGTTGTTAAACCTTGTAAAACATTTAATTCATATCCTTCCACATCTATTTTAATATAGTTAGGTTTACCATGTTTTAAAATCATATTATCTAAGGTGTCGATATTAATATCAATTTTTTCACCCCAATTATAACCAGAAAATCTTTCTTTTTTAACTGTGTTTATGAAATCTAAAGACATTGATGAAATAGTATCATGTGAAGCTTCGTATATAACCGAAACACCTTTTTCTTTATCTAGCCCAATCGGTTCGATTACTATGTTATCATTGTCTTTAAAACGTTTAAGTAACGCATTTACGCATTTTGGTTGTGGTTCAAAACCCACAACTTTTGTGTTTAGTTGTAAATAATAATTTGCTTTTTCTCCGATGTTGCATCCAACATCAAAAACCAAATAACCATCTTTAAGTATTGTTTTTAATATGTTCATATGTTTTTTTTTAAAATTTAGGGTAATGAGCGTTTGTCCCATCATATCGATGAAACATAAAAGGTTTAATGCCATTCATAGCATCTTCAAGTACTTCTGGAATCATGCATCCATGTGAAAACGATTTACCGACATTCAAATCTGGAAAACGCATACCATGTTGCATAAATATATGTCTATTATTCACACTTATAAATCCGTCTTCATTCCAATAACCATGAAATGGTTTCCATTCCATATCTATTTTACTAGGCAAATCCATCAACCTTTTACTTCTAAGGCCAACACTATTTCCAACTCTAATTATTTCTCCGTTAACGTCTCTGTAAGAAAAATTATCGTGAGGTAAAAACCATGGTGACCCAATATAATCATAATTTAAGAAATCTGGGTTCCATGAAGAAGCGTTTACAACAAATCCATCATGATGGATTATTATAGCATATTCAGTTTCAATAAAACTGCCAAGTTTATAAACCATAAAATAATTCCATTGGTCTTTACCACCACCAAGATTTTCACCAATTGGATGAGTTAGTTTGTCTATTTTTTCATGTTTAATATAACTTGGTAGGTTATCTGGACAAACATCTGATAGTAGTTTTACAGCACCAAATTCTATATCTTTACAACTATATTCTAAAGCCTTTACATGTGCATCAATATTTACTGATGTCACAGCCACTAAAGTAATATTTTCTAATTTAAGCATATCGTTTTGTTAATTTTTCTAAATCAGATAGTTTTTCACTTTCTGATAAATTATTTGTTAGTCTTTCTGGTGAAACTCTATTAACTAATAAAAATTCATCTAATATTTTAACAGGACCAAAATTTCTATACATTTTCATATAATAATCCACGTCCATTAACCAATTTAAGTCTTCATCAAAATAAAGTAAATTTTCATTTTTTATTGTTATATTAGTTGGGCATCCTAATTGATTATTACCAGTCCATATATTATCAACCCACTTTGGTCTGAATGACCAATCAATAGTTTTACCATCACTGGTTACATGCGTGTTGACCGCAAACCAAATGACATCTTCATTATTTTCAATAAAACTATAGTGTTTCGCCAATGATTCCTCACCAAATAAATAATCATCTTGAAATAAGATTTTAATCCATTTACCAGTACAATTAACCATAGCATTATTAATATTTGGTGAGATGACTCCACGACCATTTTTGTTTCTAAAGTATTTTATCACCAACTTATCATTCCATTTATTACAAATAGTTTTTATAGTATCATCAATGCTATGGTCTGAAATAACAACTTCAAAATCTTTAAATGTTTGTTTACTAAGAATTTCTAAACTATGGTCTATAAATTCAACACCTTTCCCATTATAACCATAGGTTGGTATAGCAATCGAAAAAAACGGTTTTTTAACACTTTCATTAAAAAATGTTTGCATTTTTGAAATATCCATACTGGTATTATGAGGTACATGTAATGGTGCTTTAATTGGTTCTACTTTACTTGTTTTAGAAGCCAAGTCAAACATTGTTTTTGTTTCAGTACCAACATTATATATACCAATGGCATTTTTTTTAATTAATCTGATTATTTTTGACGCAATAATATTAACATAATCAAAATTACCAACTTGGTCTTCCCAAGCTTTTTCGTAAGGGAATGGTTTAGGTTTGTGTGTGCATCTAATCAAAAGATGTTGATTCGCCTCTAACTGTACAAGTCCATCTGCAAGTAATTTGGTGTATCCATACCAATTATTACAATGAACAGGAACATCATTTTCTGAAGCATTTTCTATCGATTGTGCGTACACATAATCAGTAGATATGTGCACCAATTTTATCAGATTGGAATTGCAATATTTTATCAAGTCACTAACAAACGCAAAATTAACATCCCAATGAGATTTTTTATCTTTTGAATACGTGTCTGTGTTTGCTATACAGTTAATTATAACATCTATCTTAACATCTTTTGGGAAAGATTTTACCAAATCAGCTATGTCAAAATTGGTTTGTTTTCTAGATAAAACTTCCCAATTGGTTTGATTATGGATTTCATTACCCAATAACCCATCACCTAATATTACAACTTTTTTCCTAAATTTCATCTTAAAAAGGTGACTTAAAGTTTTTCAAAAAAATATTATTTTTATCTTTGTCTGAAATAATTGGTTCGTAATCAATTCCCCAATTAATATTAATATCTGGGTCGTTCCAAACAATACCACCTTCAGATTCTTTGTTATATAAATCTGAACATTTGTACTGGATTAATGTATTGTCTTCCAAAGATAAAAAACCATGTGCAAAACCTTCTGGTATGTATAACATGCGTTTATTTTCACCATCCAGAATAGCTGAAAAATACTTACCATATGTTTTTGAATCTGTTCGTATATCAACAGCCACATCAAGAATTGAACCTGTTATTACTCTAATTAATTTAGCTTGTGCGTATGGTGGTTTTTGAAAGTGTAAACCTCTTAACGTTCCTTTAGATGAAAGCGATTGATTGTCTTGGACAAAACCAACATCAATACCTATTTTTTTAAAAGTTTCTTGGTTATAGGATTCTAAAAAATATCCACGAACATCTTCAAAAACTTTTGGTTCTAAAAGATATAAACCATGTAATTTTGTTTCTAATTTATTCATAACTTATTAATTTTCCCATTTTTCAGTAAAGACATCATCAATATAATTGAAGACATCATCATTATAATGTGGTGCCGCACCTAAAAAGAATACTTTATCCAGTACTTGATTAGCGTTTGGATATTTGGTTAAATCATCCAAATGTTTATACGCTGGGTGCATCAAAATATTACCAGCAAAATAGTTTCTAGTTTGTATTTTATTTGCTTCCAAAAAAGCAACAAGTTTATCCTTAATAATTTTATTTTCACAGATAAAAGGTGTTCCAAACCAACATGTGTCAGATTTGTCCAACATTTCAACATTTTTAATACCCTTTACGTGTTTTAATATAATTTTTTCAATTCTAGATTTACTTTCTTTTCTTCTTTTATCAATCTCGTTAAATTTAGTTAACTGAACAAGCCCAATTGAGCCTTGTAAATCCATAGGTTTAAGGTTATAACCCATATTTGTAAACACATACTTATGGTCAATTATTCCATCATAAGACTCAAGCCATTTATCAAATCTATTTCCACATGTACCACAAGAAAGTAAATTGGCTGAACCAACACAATGACAATCTCTACCCCACCATGAAAAACTTGTAAACAATTTTTTCAAATCGGCAATATTGGTGCAAACGATACCACCTTCACCAGTTGAAATGTGGTGAGCTGGATAAAAAGAAGACGACCACGCAACATAATAATCTGATAGATGTTTTCCGTTCCATTTAGAACCAATACTATCACAACTATCACCAATCAGTTTAAGGTTGTGTTTCTCACATAACATGGTTAAAAAATCCATATCTGGAGGGTTACCTAATACTGGTGATACAAATATACCCTTGGTTTTACTGGTTATTTTTTCTTCAATTTTATTGATATCAAAATTAAGTGTATCATATTCAATATCTACAAATACTGGTACTAGATTATTCTGAACCAGAGTTGAGATAGTTGTTGGGAAACCTACTGGTGAAACAATTATTTCATCACCATCATTCCAACCAAAATATTTCTTAAGTGCAGCAATTAACACCAAATTAGCAGAACTACCAGAGTTAACCATCTGACCATATTTAACACCAAATGTTTTAGCAAATTCTTTTTCAAATTTGTGTACGTTCTCACCAGCTACCACCCATTTACCAGTTATAAAAGTTGTAATAGCGGCCATAATTTCTTCTTCATCCCAATAAGGTCCAGAATATAATACTTGGCTTTTGTTTGGTATAAAAGTTTGATTGTAGAGGTATTTAGGTTTATTTTCTTTAAGATAAGAAGTTAAAGCTAGTAAAATTTCGTCAATATTTTCCATTAAGTTTGTTTTTTTAATTATAGTAAAAAAATATGATAATGTCAATGGTTTATTACCTTTTATTCCAATTTATTGGAATTATATCTTCGGTATCTTTTGGACCTCTTGGACCAAACCATGTTTTTGGTGCTATTATTTTTTTATTATCATTTTTGTTTAAATAAGCACCCCACCAACCAAAACTACTATTTGATATTATATTGTTATCACAACATGTCATCATTGTAAAATCATCTATTTCGTTTTCAAATGGTGAATAATATACGTTATTCCCTTGTAAGTTTTCTTTGACCCATTCTATGTCATCTGATATGATAACAAAAATAGAATCACCAATGCATGACATAGCGTCATTATAATAATCTAAGGTACATAAACAATGCATATCAGACAAACCTACATAATCTCCACGTCTAATGTGAATTGAGGTAACTGATAAGTTAGGTTTTCTTACAGAATTAATAAAACCCTCAACATTTGATTTATCTATTGAAAACAAATCTTTAATCTCATCTTTGTAATCGTAAAAATATTTTTCACTTTGAAAGAAACCAGTTAATATTAATCCTGGCGCATATGGTAATTCTTCATAACCAAATCTAGGTTCGGTAAACCCAACTCTAAATTTATAATCATTTGTTTCAGTTATTTTAGCAAAAATATTATCTTTGTATTTTCTTGAAGGATTGCCTTGTAATGGTGTATAACATTGATTGAAATTAAAACCACAAACATCGTTGTTTCTTAAAGCTAAAGCATGGGTAGCCGCTATTTGAAACATTTGATTACCTAAACCACCTTGTAATTTACAAGTTATCATTATTTTATTAATTTTTGGTAAGGTTGTTTATTTCTAATCCTAATAGCGTGGTCGGTAACCATAGACATATCTACTTTGTGTTCGTTTATAGGGTTTTCAGCATTGTAAACATAATTTACATCAGACATAAATGTATAGTGTTCTTCACCAGCCATCTCAAGCATAGGAAACATAAAACACAAATCACCGCTCCATTGCCAATAATCACCATTTTCATCTCTTAAGTCTTCTTCTTTGATGTTTCGCCATAAGAAAGCTCTCCAAGTACGAATATGTGATGCGGTAAAATTAGTTGTTCTTAAATTATTAAAATTAGTTTGTTTTGATGAAAAACCAACAGGTCCGTTATGATACCTAAAGCTACCATTGGCAATCCAAATATTTTGGTCTTTGTATAGCTCATCTATTCTTTTTAAAACATTACCATCTGGTAAATAATCATCTCCATCAACTTCTACTAAAACTTCATCATCAGATATGTTTGGGTTGTTTCTGATTACTTTATCAAAATTACCAGCTTGGTATAATTTTTTTTCGTTATCATCAATAAGTATAAATCTATCATCACCTTCAATCATTTCTTTAACCAATTTAACTGAGTTATCAGTTGACAAATCATGTGTGATATAACACTTGAAATCGGTAAATGATTGTCCCATTATAGATGATATACATCTTTCAATATATTGTTCAGCATTGTAAAAACCAGTTAATATTACCATTTTAATTATTTATGTATTTTTTTATAACGTTATTAGTATATGTAAATGTATCAATTTTAAAAGTTTTAATTGCTTGTTTAACAATATCAGTATTTTCAACAAACCAATTATTTTGAAAAGGTGGGTCAATGTCGTTGATGATTGGTTTTTTATTCAATAACACACCAATTTCATTAATTATATTCAACACAAGTACTTTCTCCACACCAGATATAAATATTGTTTCATTGTTAACATCACAACAATAACTTACCATATTTGTTAAATCTTCAATATCTAATAACGACCTATATACGTTTCTGTAACAAGTAACGGGTTTATTATTTTTAACCAAATTGGTAATGAAATTAATTAAGTTATTTTTGTTACCAGTTTGACCAACAACTTGTGGGATTCTGAATATAATGTATTTTTTTGCTTTTTCTTTAATGGTGTTCTCAATGTCTATTTTATGATTATAATAATCATTATCAATTATACCAACCAAAACACTACTAAAATAAATAAATTTTAGTTTATGGTTTTCGCTTATAGTTTTAACAATCAAATCTTTTTCACGTTTAAAGTTATCTAAACTATTTTCACCAGAATTTGAAACACCAGAAGCGAATATGATATAATCTTCATATTGTTCCTCGTCTTTTCTAAACGCTTCGGCTATCAATCCATTACCTATAATCATTTTATAACACTTTAACCCTCCTATCAATATAAGATTTATAATCAATAATATGTTCTTCTTCACTAAACATATAATACAAACCAAAACCATTATCTTTGTTAAACTTGCTTAACCTTTCAGCCCTAATTTTATTTTTATACAAATAATCTTTCAAACCTAAAAATTTATAATGTATCAATTTCAAACCATTATAGATTGATGGAACTACGGTACCCACAGGATTTGCGGAGTGACACCCAAAACCATAATTTATGTTTATGATTTTATTACAATCAAACATCATCGGTTTGTCCAACACAGGTGTTTTAACACCGTATTTAACTTTTTCAAAAATATTATCCTCAACTGATAATTCTAATTCTTCATCACCAATCATATGATACCCCTCTGGTTTAAAAAACGTGATACCTTTTTCTTTTGAATCTATTAAAAAATCAATCATATTTTCATGATATAAAAATTCATCAGCATCCCCTAAAATAACAAAATCAGCATAACCAACACTTGATTTCCAAACATGGTCTTTTAATTTAACATGAACCCCATCATGAAATTCACCATTTGAATCAAATGGGATTATTTCAGTGTTTGGAAACGATTCAATTATTTCACAACTTTTATCAGTTGAGTTGTTATCAAGGATTGTTATTTTTTCACAAAAACTGGAATAATAATTTAATAAATGAGGTAATATATTTTCTTCGTTATAACAAACGAAAAAAGCATGTACTATTGGCTTTTGTTTCATTTTTTTCTTTTTTTATTTTTATAATTTTCATCTAATTCAACAACTCTATGTTGTTCTAATATATCATTACCATCAATGACAACATTAGCTAAAAATTTTATAACATAAAAACTATTAAACTCAATTATTTTATCAAATGATGTTATTTCATATTTGTATTCTAAAAAATCATCAGCACCAGTTGTTTTGTGTGTTATAAAACCAACCTCCTTTATTTCCAACATGTTTGAGGCTATAGGATTTTTAACCGCTTTTTTTATCTCATTTAAAAATAATTTGGAGGTTTTATTATAATCATCTGGGTACACACTAACATAAAACTCAATTAATTTATTTTTATTATCAATTGTTCTTACGTTGAGTTTTTTGGTAAAATTTTCAATATTGAATTTAGTAAAAAATGTTCTACCGACAATAATTGGTCTTTGTGGTTTACGACTAGCAAAAAAATCATCAGCTGTAATATTACCATGAATTGCAATTTTTTCTTCTTTTTCTTCAAAATTAGACGTGTCTATAAATGTTTCACTTTTAATAGTTGCTTCATTTTGGACGTTTATAAAAACATTTTCTAATGATTCTTTGACACCTATAGTTATATCATCGTTTTCAACAACCATTTCCAAAGGATAAGAATCATATGTATCTATTTTTATGTTCTCTAACCCTCTTTTTTTATCGGATTTTTTAGTTTTTACAATAGGTAAATCATTATCATCATAACCTGTTATCTCTGAAATGATACCTTCAGTAGCTTTTAAGATTTTGTATGTCCTCCATCTTAAATCAATCACTTCTTGCGTTATTTCACCATTAATCAACGAATCAGCTAATTTACCTTGAGAATGTCTTGTATCGTGATTAATATCAGTATTTAACATTTCATTATTCTGACCAAACGCATTTTTTTCAACATTTGAAAGTGCTATTGATAAAATAACAGCTTTTTCTTTAACCCAATTTTTAACCCTTTCCATTATTTTAATTCCAATATTTTTAACCATTTATTTATTATCTCATCGTTTGTTAATAATACAGGTGGATTGTCAGTCGCTTCATTACCGTGGAAAACAACACCAGTTGATTCACACTCATCTTTAACCAAACAAGCAACTTCGCTTTTAGAAGAATGGTATACACACCCAAGCATATCGTACATGACTTGTTTATCTTCAACAAAACCTTTTAAAATTACTTTATCACTAAGCAATGGTTTTACATAGTTTTCATAATAAGGGCCATATGGCTCACTAAACAAATAAACTTTTTCACAACCATCAGCTAAAGCTCTTTGAATTGAAACATGAGTTTGTTTGTTTTCATCAAATGAACCAATAACACCAGCTATTTTTTCCAAACCTGTTTTATCTTTTAAAATAAAAGGTGTTTTTAAATTTGGTATAATCTTGAATTCACCGTTATATTCACTATGGTAATCTTTATGTCTTTGATTCAAAAATACAGCTTCATCCCAAAATTGTTTGATTTTACCAACCTCATATAAATTTTTTTCATGACAAGAAAGAATAACCTTACCAGCATTTGGTCTGTTAGGTAATTGAAGGAAGTGTACTATTAATCTATCGTTAGACCCAACATTTAAATTGTTATTATCCAACAACGCTGATTTACATTTATCTAAATGCCAAGTATGCGGACCATATAATGTTGCATCATAACCAAGTTTATTTAAAGCGTTTGTCAAAGAAATAAAAGCATTTGTAGAACCACCTCTATCTGACCAACCAGTCATAATTTTGATAGGGCCATTTTTAAGCTTGGGTTTATTAATTGGTTTAGCTTTTTCTTTATTTGGCTCATACAACTCAACATTATTAGCATCAATTGAATTTAAATTGACAAGTTTTTGTTTAACTTTTTCATCAAGAGCTATGTATTTTATAATCATTTCGTCAACCACAGGTTCTTCCAAAGGATTATCTACAGAATAAATTGTACAAACAGTTTCAGTATTTGGATAAAGTCTTAACAAATATTCAACCATTGGTTTTTTATCAATATACAACATGTCAAAATAAACATCTTTGACTTTATATAAATTGTTTGGTTGAGAAACCACATTACCTTGTTGTGTTTTTAATAACCATTTGCCATCACCAACTTTAAAACCTGGTGGTTCTTGAGGGGTAAATATTTTTACACCCATTTGTTTTAAAAAAGTTTCTGTTTTTTTGTCAACAGCACTGGCTAAAGTAATATCACAATTTTCGTTTTTTAATTTTTTGATTAAATCAAAAATATATTCTTGTTCAACCATACCAAAGTTAAGATTAACAGTACCAATTAAAACTTTAGGTGATTCTCCTTTTCTAAAAATTTTTTTAATATCTACAGGTAAGTTATTTTTAAATTTTTCGGCAAATTGTTGTCTGTTATTTTCCCATTCATCATTGGTCATACCTATAGATTTATGATTGATACGGACAACGGTTGTAACACCAATCTTAACACCTTCTAAATAATTTTCAAAACAAAAAGTCACATCGTAAAAATGGAACCCGTTCACCTCTTCGTTGAAAGGTTTTTTTATTTTTGTTTTATCAATTGCAAAGAAAACTCCATCAACCGAAACCGTTTCTTCAACTTCTTGGTTTAAATCATCAGAATATGTTGATAACCAAGTCTTGCCTTCGTGTGTATGTGCGACACGACCATACATTTTTCTAGGTGTTTCCCACCATCTTCCACTAACTGGCATTTGTTTGGAACCAGCAACACCTAAAATACCATATTGTGGATGTTTTTCAAACATTTTTAAAAGTTTGTTACCCCATTGTTTGGTTTCTATGGATATATCATCATGACAAAAAACTACTATATCGTTTGTAGCTTGTTT